GAGCCGAAAGCGGGACTCGAACCCGCGACTTACTCATTACGAATGATTATCTAAAGAATTAATGAAATCACTGGTTATCAGTTATTTATAATAAATTTTGAGCTAAATAAGGATACTCATTGGAACATTTTTCTACTTGAATACCTTCCCTATCCTGTTATTTTGCAATATTGATTCCTTCTTTTTTCTCACTTTCGTTTTTAACCTCTTTGCTGATAATCCAATGATGAACAGTTCTACCTGATCCAAAGATTGCATAAGTAGATTCAAGCTTCCAGCCTAACTTGCTCATGAAATTCATTGCTTCTACCATTTGGGATATTTCAACTTTCTCCCCATTAGGCTTTATCAGGTCATTCATATCTATTTTTTCTCCATCTAATATTATTTCAACAGAGGTTTTCTTGGCAGAAGCATTATCTACTCCCTTTAAGTCACAATAAGTCTTGTATGTGTCTTGACCAAACATAGGTAACGATACAATCAAGAAAACAATAAATAATATATTCTTCATAACATCAAGTATTAAGTTTGTTCTTCAGTTCATTATACAAATCGGGATTCTTCATGTCCTCCCAATAATATTTTCTGTACCGGCTTCTACTGAAGCCATTCTTGTCATCATAAACCATGATGCATTCCTTGTCACACAAGACGATTACCGAAGACAGAAGCAGCTTGGCATAAGAAAAGGCCTGAAGGAAGGCCGCTTCTATTTCCTGATTATTCTTCATGTGGTATTTTGCCTCAATCAACACTTTTGCCTTTTCTTCTTCCGGCTTGTTATCATAGTGAAGCGCATAGTCCGGAAAAATCCGGTGTCCTCTTCCTGCATGGATTGGCAACTGACGGATGTAGTCCTTATGCCCATACCACCCCATACTATTCAACAAAGGTTCCAGTAAATTCACTTCAACATCTCTTTCATTCTCAACTGTGATTCCTTCCGGCAATGAAGGTGTGTAGATTTGTGGAAGTGCGGACGTATCAAACCCTTTGGCCGCGAGCATACGAAGAAGTTCAGAATAATCCTTTCCAGTAACCGGCCACCCGTTAACTCCTTGGAAATTTTTCCTTACGAGCGGATGGTTTGAAAAGTATCCATCAGCTTTCAGGTCTTTCAATGAAATCTTAGGTATAGCTATCCTGTCTCCGATATATGTATTGCTATAATAGTGAAAGAATGGGTCTACCACACCATCGGTCTGCGCAATCCACAGGCAAGTAATGGCACTCACAGGAGAAGTCTCATAATGAACAAGAATATCTCCCCTCTTAGTGTCCATGTTTGTCTGCCAGAATCCAGTAGTCCAATAAGTACCATATCCTTCAATCAATCCACCAATAAACCATGCAGCCGACGGTTGGGGCATTTTGCCTTTTTCTTCTGTACCAAGAACATTCGGAGCATAATCATACATGAAAGCACTAAATTCGTCAGGTGACAATCCGTTCTCCGTCCTGAATCGGTAGAATACCTTACATAATTCCCAGTAATACATACATCTGGATTTATAATCAGGTTTCTTGGGAACTGGAGGAAGTTCTATTTCAAAGTAGTCCGCAAGCCTTGTAAGTTGATAGAACTCGTCTATGTAGATATAAGGAAAGAAATATTCTCCAAACAAATAGTTCAATTCCATTGACAGGAATGGAATAAGTTCAAGCATCCGGTCAAAGTCGCCAATCTTCAAAACTTCTTCTGATTCTATCATCAAACCGGTGGATATAATTTCTTCATATAGTTTACCAGCTTCTTCCAAGGACTTCAATTCTGCTCCTTCATGTTCAGATACCTTGTAGCACCAGAAGTCTTCGAGGATTCCACAAATCATTTCTGAATTGAAAGAATCCTTGATTTTAGGATTGTACTTCTCGAACAGGCATTCCTCTTCCATCCACTCTTTTCTGTCTGAAAATGCAGCTATGGCGGACTTTCCTTCAGAAGAGTTCTTGTACAGGTTCCAAAGGTATTTATTGAATTTCATGTCTATAATCTTTTCATACAACCAAGAACCTGAAAGATATGTTCTATCATATCCTTAGGAAGTTCCTGAATACCATATTCCGGAGATTTATTCGTAGGAACCAACGTATAACATTTGGGGTCACTTGATGGCCCTAATCTCTTGATTGTTCTCATTCCATTTGTCGTTACTATGGCATATACCTCTCCAAGTGGAAGAAAAGACTTATCTTCTATCTTCTTTAATGCAATAATGTCTCCATGAGTAATTTCCGGTTCCATCGAATGTCCGGTAACATTACACCAGCATGTGGCTTCGTTGTACTTCTTGAAGTCTATTAAGTATTCTGGTTTTGCAGTCTGGTCATTTAGGACAATATCAAATCCTCCTATGAAATCTACATTATAATAAGGAACACCATTAGTGTAACTTATTACAGGTTCAGTTTCTGTTTTCTTATTATCAATGATAAAATCGGAAACCTTAAACTTGTCAACAGAAGCAGCATCGAATCGAGCACACAACTTTCTATATTGTTCAGGTTCTAAATCCCTCATAGACTTTTCCATACCTGAAACATTAGCTTGACCACATTCAAGAATATCAGCAATATTCTTTTGGGTAAGTCCAAATGCTTGTCTGAATCCTTTTAAATCGTACATATCAGTAATATTATTTCGGTAAAACTAAAATAAAGTTAATATCACTGATATTTTCACTGTAATATCAGTGATATATCAATAATATTAGTACATTTGCATATCGAAACTAAGATACGAAACAAAGATAACAAATAACATCAATAATACACACGATTATGAAAAGAAATGTATTACACGAGATTATGAGCCTTGCTTGGCAGTTCGTAAAGCGAAATGGTTTTTCGATGAGTCAAGCATTAAAATGCGCTTGGGCTAACATGAAGCTGAAAGCTGTAATGAAGCAAAGAATCGTAAAGTTCTACTTCAAAAAGGTAGATGGCTCCGTTCGCGAAGCCTACGGCACGCTGAAAGAAAATCTGATACCTGCTACAAATGGTGACAACAGAAAGAAGAACGACACCGTTCAGGTGTACTTCGATACAGAGAGACAAGAATACAGATACTTTAAGAAAGCTAACCTTTTAAATATCGCATGACTATGACACGCCACGAAATCGAAGAAGAACTTGACGGACTGTACAAAGACCTGAATTTCGCCTATAACGCAGATGAAGAGACTGTATGCAGGACTTTCAACGCTGACAGCAAGCAAGAATACATCAAAGCACTTACTGAAGAGGTGGACAAATACGAAGCCCTGCTTGAAGAATACAACTTGCCAGAAGATGACGGCATGGACTACATCAACCTTCAGTTATCACAAGGTTTGCCTGTGATACGCTGGTAACTCACCTACCCTGCTGACGGACTGAACGGCAACCGATAGCGAGAATCGGGCAGGGTTCTACTTGATTGGTTCTTTGACATGATGGAAATTTTAGGCGTACCGTTACGTCTGACGCAAAAGGGATTCGACTGAGTAGCGATAACGGCACGGTGAAAAGGGTGTGAGTAAGGGACTGACAACAAGCAAACGCAGCGCATTAATCACCGCGATAACAAAAACGACTTATACGATTGCAGGTGGCCGTAGGCCGGCTACAAAGACAATCTTCACTGATTAGACACCAGCAAGAACTATATATACCCGTGGCTTACCCAACCTTGGATAAGTAGTAAGGCAACCACCGGAACGCCCACGGGAACGAATTTTAAAACGCACGATTATGAAAAAACTTCTTTTTCTCTGTGCATTGTCTGTACTGGTGATGCACTTCAATCAAGATTTGAATCCGGTCTACTGGATTGGGCTTTCAGGGTTTGTGATAACTGGCTTTTGGGCCGCTTATAAAATGGACAAAGATGGACGAACTTCAAAAGATAATAAAGAGCATCTGCGATGAATTTGCGGACATCAGTGCCATTCTGGCCGCACGCTCGCGGGAATTAGACAGACGGGAGCAGTTCGATAAGGAGATAGAAACGGAAATAGATAACTTAAAACGGAATAGACATGAAAACAAATGAAGAATTGAAGGCTATGACGCAGGATGAACTTGTGGAATACGCAGAAAAGTTACAAAAAGACTTGAAAACATCAAGAGATTCAACTCTCTTTTATAGTGAAGAGAAAAACAATATAGAGAAGAAGTTTGAGAACTTCAAGAACCTTGTAAAATCAATGATAATCTTAGTTGATTAGTGTTTTGGGTTATAAAAAGTGGATGCCGGGCTGTGAAGTTCGGCATTTTTTTTGGCGGATAGTTCAGGCGGTAGAACATTTCGTAGGGTTAGCGGAAAGGTCACGGGTTCGAGTCCCGTTCTGCCAGCAAACAATCAAATTTTAAAACTATGGTAAGAGAAATTACAGTAGACGAAAACTACCAGACTGTGCGTCTGTTTGACGCAATGAAGAAAGGGGACATCTACAAGGTTCCCTACGACAAGAAACGGCATAACGGAATCAAGCTGGAAGCCTCACGCCGTAACCGTGACCTCCGCTTGATCGGGACACTTAAAAACAAAATGGACGTGAAATACCGGGTATCGGCCACAGAGTATCCGGGTTTTTCGGCAATCATCTGCTTAAAATAAAATGCTTATGATAAACGAGGATGTATTGAAAATCGTCTTGAACAACAAATCTTTCGGAAAGTACGAAGCAGCTTCGATAGTAGGAGGTCTGAAAAGGCTGAAAGAATTGTGCGAATCCGGAAGGATAAGGTACAAGACCAAAGAAGGGGTGCCACACAGCCGATGGGCTTGTAATGCCTGGGATGTGATAAAACATGCGAAATTGATGTACTAAAAATAAATTATCATGGAAGAAAAAGTGAATTTGTATAAGAAGATACAGCTTGTCTCAAATGACATAAAAAATATCGAAAAGAACCTGACCGTAGGAAAGGGCAATTATGCCTACAAAGCAGTACAGGATATTGATGTAACTCTTGAAGTGAAAGAAGCTGAATCCAATCATGGGCTTGTCAGTATTCCCATTAAACAGGAACTTGTCAAGTCAGAAATTGTTCGAGTAGTCAAAGAAGGTGGAGGGGAATCTATCAACTATATGGACATCATAAAAATGACCCTACGCATTGTCAATTTGGACGACACATCGGAATACATAGACGTGGAAAGTTTTGGACGGGGACTTGACCCAGGCGACAAGGGATTTGGCAAAGCTTCTACTTATGCCAGAAAATACGCTTTACTTAATGCCTACAAAATTGCTACCGGTGAAGACCCTGACGAAATCAAGTCAAAGAATCAGACACCAGCAACAGTAGATGAAGTGAAAAATACTGTAATCAGTTACATGATGACTGACAATCAGTTTACACAGAATATCCTTTCCTATTTCAATGTAGGAAGCCCGGACGACATGACAGGCGAACAATTCAAAATGGCGTATAACAACCTTAAAAAGAAAGGGAAAATATGACAGAAACAATGTATATAGGAAGCGGTGATGTTCACGCCTTAATGAGCGGAAAGAATACAAAATCCCATATCGCCCTCATGCAGCGTTTCGTCAGCGGGATAAAGCCTTACTACAATGCATTTGCCAGTCCGATAGATGCTTTACGGACTGGAGCAATTCTTGAAAACAGGTATCTGCTCACTTTACCTGACAACTACTTTACACAGTACGTTGTCAGGTCAGATGAAATGAACGTGTTTAAGTGCAGTTTGGATTTCGCCCGTATCGAAAAAGGGGAACTAACTGACTTTGACGAATTGAAAACCCTGTATCTTTCAGACTATCTTGATTTTATTGAGCCTGTTAAGCATGACAATGAGGCTTTAGTCGAGTACGTTAAGAAGAAGCATAAAGCATATTATTATCAGGTACAAGAACAACTTTTCTGTACCCACCTAAAAAGCTGTAACCTTGTTTTTCTGTCTGTTACGACCTACGATGACGAAGCCAACTGGCATCGTAATATCCTTCCGAATGAGTATTGCAAAATCAGAATTAATCGTGACGAGCAGGCAATCGCAGAGATAAAACAACGTGGACAGATTTTCCAACAGATAAAAGATTTTTATTCAAACTAATATGGCAAATCAAATAACCGGACGGCTGGTCTATATCGGCCAGTCCCAAGAAATCCCATCCAAAAACGGTGGAAACCCGTTTGTGAAACGTGAATTTTTGCTTGATGCCACGACACACGATCCCTATACAGGTGAACGAAGTCAGTACGAGAACATCCTGCCGCTTGAAGTAAGTGGTAACAAATGTGCCGAACTTGACCAGTTCAGAACCGGTGATGTAATAACGGTTTCCTTTGCACTTCAAGGTCGGGAGTGGACAAATCAGGACGGACAGGTGAAGCGTATGGTATCCATCCGCTGCTATAAACTGGAAGCCCGTCGGCCAGTACACCAACCGGAACCAGCGCAGCAACCGGTACCGTCACAAACGCCAACTATGGCACAGGCGTTTCCACCTAATGTAGATGCGAATGGAAATTCCAAAGATGACTTACCGTTCTAGCCTATGAGCATATTCAATCTGAAAAATGAATACGATATACCCAAGTTCAAGGCTTATGTAAACAAACTGTTCCAAGAGCATGCGGTTGTGGAAGTAAGAAAGAAACTTCCTAACCGCACGCTCGCCCAGAACAGTTATTTACATCTGCTTTTAGGGTATTTCGGAAGTGAGTACGGTTGCAGCCTTGAAGAAGCTAAAATTGACTTCTACAAAAGGACTTGCAACCGTGATTTGTTTGAGAGAAAGACGGTCAACAAGAAAGGCAAGGAAGTTACCTACCTGAGAAGTTCAGCAGAACTTACGACAGGTGAAATGACTTTGAGCATTGACCGTTTCCGTAACTGGTCTGCGTCCGTGGCCGGAGTATATCTTCCGGCAGCCAACGAACAACAGATGCTTATCTATGCACAACAAGAAATCGAACGTAATAAAGAATTTATTTGACTATGGACAAATTTTTAGGACAAGACATCCCTGAACAGGAACGATGGCAGTTCCTTCAGGACAACGCCGATGCGGTAGAGAAAATCGGATATACTCACCGATTCACCCCCGAAGAACTGGCTCAGAAGAAAGAGACTTTGGCCGAGGTATCCATCACCATCAATGATGTCGAGATGGAAAAGAAAGAGGCTATGGAGAGTTTCAAAGAACGCCTGAAGCCTTTGAATGAAGAAAAACAGGAACTTTTGGACCACATCAAAAGAGGTTCGGAGTTCGTCGAGAATGAAGAATGTGCAAAATTCCTATACCATAAAGAAAAGATGGTAGGATTCTACAACAAGTTAGGTGAATTGGTTTATAGCCGCCCAATCATGCCACAAGAGATGCAGAAGACAGTATTTAGTATTAACCGTAAAACTGGAACAGAATCATGAGTGAAAACAAAATCAATTTGGTAGTACCGAAAGAGTACAATGGTACCCCTATCGAAGTAGTATTGAGAGAAGGTAAAGCATCCGTAGCCCTTGACCCGAAAGAACCGGAGAGAGTAGGTATCAATGGAACGATAGAAGCACCTTTCAGATGGCTGGAAAAGCGTGTCGAACTGATTAATCAGAAATCGGCCAATATCATTGTGAACCGTGATAAGATGTGTCTGTCTTTGACTATTGATGAAACCAATTATTACCAGACGGTAATTAGTGGAGTTTTACAGGCTTCAAAGGAAATGCAGGAGTTCGGTATCAATGCGGAAAGGAAATGGGAACCTATTAAGTTGTCCCAGTTCTTCAAGATGCACCGTGCTTTCTTCAAGGATAAATCTGAAAATATGATGCTGGTTTCCACTTTGAAGAATTTCAAGGCCAAGGTGAATCAGGACATTGAACGCAGCAAGGAGGAAAACGGGAACAAGACGGACAACTATTCGCAGGTTGTTGATTCCAACCTGCCAAAGTCGTTCAAGTTGAATATTCCTCTTTTCAAAGGTTTTGCCTGTGAAGAAATCGAGGTCGAGATTTATGCCGATGTAGATGGACGGGAAGTTTCTCTCTCTTTGGTTTCTGCAGGTGCAAATGAGGCCATTGAAGAATACAAGAACAAGGTGATTGATGAACAGATTGAAGCAATCAAAGGAGTTGCACCTGACATCGTAATCATCGAAGTATAATTGACAGCCCGGAAAGACGGGCATACGGGCGCAAGCACAGGACGTGCTTTAGTATGGAGTAATTGCGCAATATCTCCATACACTTGTCACATTGAATTAGCTAATATATGAGGCAAGTAAAACCGTGATGGTTGGGTGGGTTCGATTCCCACTGCGTCCACAAATAATCTCAAAAATAAAGAATATGGAAACGAAAAAAGTAACTAAAACCGTTTACATCGCTAATGATGGAAAAGAGTTTCTTACAGAAGAAGAATGCAAGAAGCATGAAGCGTTTATGAAAGAGGTTTTGTGTAATATTTCCTATTTCTGTATCCGTTGCAGACCTGATTTAACTGAAACAGGATACTATATGCATAGAATATATGCAGCAGTCCTTTCTAAAAATGGATTGTTCAGTAAGGAAATCGCATTTCAATGGGCTTTGAAGAAGTTTGGTACTTACTTAGGGGAAAGCGTAATGGGATATGGTTTCCAACCCAATTTTAATGTAAGTGAAGTTTCTAAAGAAGAATATGAAGAATGTCCTGCTACTGTATGGGGAGGCACTCCATTAAAAAGTGAAAAGATATTTTTAAGTCCTCAACAAGTAGATGGATTTCCAAAGAATATTGATTACATAAAAGAATGGGGATTCAAATAATGCCGTATTACATCAAGAAACCAAAAAAGAAGAAAGAAAAGCCTTTGCCGTTATTTGACAAGGCAGGTATCAAGATTAAGAAGAAGCCGGATTTAGTGGCCAAACTCGACAAAGTTTTCAGCCGCTATATCCGGCTTCGTGATTGTATGCCGAACGGGTATTTCCGCTGTATCTCATGCGGCCAGATAAAGCCATACGCACAGGCAGATTGCGGGCACTTCCATTCACGCCGCCACATGGCTACACGCTTTGACGAGGATAACGCCCATGCCGAGTGCCGGGCGTGCAACCGATTCAGTGCCGACCATCTGATACGCTATGAAGCAAATTTGAAGGCAAAAATCGGTCAGCAGCGTTTCGACAAGCTGGCATGGAAAGCCGGACAAACAAAGAAATGGACTGATATTGAGTTAATCGAACTCACAAAGTATTACAAGACTTTGGGAGACAAACTGAGTAAGGAGAAAGGCTTATGAATTATGTTTTACGAGATTACCAGCAGAAGGCCAGTGACGCGGCTGTCAGTTTCTTTGACAACAAAGCAAAGAAGAACAATGCCATCATGGTGCTGCCCACCGGTGCCGGAAAGAGTCTGGTAATAGCCGACATCGCCAGCCGCCTCGAAGGGCACACGCTGGTATTCCAGCCAAGTAAGGAAATATTGGAACAGAACTATCTGAAGCTCTGTTCGTATGGGATTCTGGACTGTTCCATTTATTCTGCATCATTCGGGCGGAAAGAGATTTCAAGAATAACATTCGCTACCATCGGCAGCGTAGTCAACCATCCGGAACTCTTCCAGCACTTCAAGAACATAATAATTGACGAGTGCCATCTGGTCAACCCGAAAGACGGAATGTATAAGAGATTTCTTTCGATGCTGAAATGTAAAGTTTTGGGATTGACGGCCACACCTTACCGTCTTTCATCAAGCAGGGATTTCGGCAGCATGTTGAAGTTCATCACACGCACACGCCCATGTGTGTTCTCTGAGGTGATTTATCAGGTTCAAATCTCTACTCTATTGGATATGGGTTATCTGTCAAAGCTGAATTATTATGAAATGAACCCTTTAGGATGGAACGAACTTAACCTGAAGGTGAACACGACCGGAGCCGACTACACGGACAAGTCTGTCGTAAAGGAGTATGAGCGTATCGACTTCTACGGGTTTCTGGTCAGCATTGTGCAAAGGCTTATGAACCCGAAAAGCGGGGTAAAGAGAAAAGGTATATTGGTATTCACAAGGTTTCTGAAAGAAGCTGAACGCCTTACCTGGTCCATTCCCGGAACGGCCATCGTTTCGGGTGAGACGCCGAAGAAAGAGCGTGAGCGTATTCTTGAAGCGTTTAAGGCCGGAGAGATTCCGGTGGTGGCCAATGTCGGCGTACTAACAACTGGATTTGATTACCCAGAACTGGATACGATTGTCATGGCACGTCCTACCATGTCACTGGCTCTATGGTACCAGATAGTGGGCCGCGCCATCCGTCCGCATCCGAGCAAGGAGGCTGGATGGATTGTTGACCTTTGTGGAAATAAAAAGCGATTTGGCGAAGTCAAGGATTTACGCTTGGTGGATGGTGGTAACGGCAAGTGGGCCGTGTATTCTAACAACAGGCAGTTGACTAACGTAAGATTCTAAGATTATGGAAGGATATATAAAACTAAGCCGCAAGTTCTTCTCGAATGATATGTGGAATGAGGCCCGGACTTTTAGCAGTTGCGAAGCGTGGCTTGACCTGATTCAGTCAGCACGATTTGAGGCAACGCCCCGTATGGAGAGTATCGGAGGTCGAGAAGTCTCTTATACAAGAGGACAATATCCTGCATCCATAAGATTTTTATCAAAGCGTTGGCACTGGACTGAAAGACGAGTACGGACTTTTCTTGCCTTTCTGAGAAAAGAGAACATGATAACTCTTTCTAAAGAACAAGGAATGAATATCATAACCTTGGTAAAATACAATGACTACAACGGAAATCCTACTGACACAGCAAGTGACACAAGCAACGACACAATTTGTGACACAAATATCATTCAGGAAATCAATTATTTACGTTCGCAAGTGACACAGCTAATGACACAAGTATCGACACAGCGAGTGACACAACCCCCAAAGGAGGCCGAAAAGCGACATACGGGTGACACAAAGCAAATAAAGGAGAAGAATATTATTAAAGAAACTACTACTAACGTAGTAGCAAAGAAAGACGCGGCTAAAGCCGCTACTCTCTCACGAAAAGATTCTTTCTACCAGTTATTGGTTCCTTATGTCGGCCAGTACCCGAAGGAAATGATTCGTGCTTTCTTCGATTACTGGAGTGAGCTTAACAAATCCGGCACCCGTATGCGATATGAACTGGAAAAGACCTGGGAACTTCCCAGAAGACTGGCAACCTGGGCCAGCCGTGAGAAAATTCCTTCAAAAACCGATTTGGGCGTAGTCCTGAAAGACAATTCACCTGAAAAATACAAGAAAGGATGGTAAACATGGAACAGATAAATTTTCAACAGACAATCGCACGGCTCAAAGATACGGGCTTCTCCCCTATCCCGAATGTCGTACAGGTATCCGTTCCGGAGGCGAAGAGGGTTCTCTGGGCCGGCATCAGGTATTTCACCGGAAATAATGCCCAATGGCTGCCGGAGTACGAAGAGGTGGCAGTTTGGCTGGCCGGCAATGAAGGCCGCGGCCTTCTGTGTTTCGGCAACTGCGGACGAGGAAAGACCCTTATCTGCGGAAAGATTCTTCCCCTACTCCTGAACCATTACTGCGGAAAGGTGGTAAGCTGCTACGATGCACAGCAGATGAACGCTGATTTGGACGCTGTGAAGCAAAAACACATCATCTACGTGGACGATATAGGAACAGAGAATTTAAGCGTGAAATACGGAGAAAAAAGGCTTGCTTTCGCTGAGCTGGCGGATGAGGCAGAGAAGATGGGAAAACTCCTCATTCTTACTACCAACCTCACGATAGACGAGCTTAGAGAGAAATATGGAGAAAGAACCATCGACCGGCTGAGAGCTATAACGAAAACCGTCCTCTTCAGCGGTGAAAGCCTGAGAAAATGAAAATCACAATCAACTGGGTAACTCGTGACTGGAACCTGATCAGGAGACTACGTGAGAAATACCGTCTTCCACAATACATGAACGTGAACGGACTCACAGAAGCAGAGGTTGACGAAGAGACATTAAGCAATCTCCGTAAGGGTGAGCCGAAGTATTTAATCATCAGAAAAGTAGAAAAATGACAAGACAAGAATCAGAAAGAAAGCTCAATGAGCTGAGACAGAAGTATATTTCCTTGATTTCATCCATGAACTTTGCCAAAGCACAGAAAATCAAGAACAAAATTGAATCCCTTGAAAGAGAACTGGAGCCACATTCCTTGGGAGAACTTCTTCAGGACTATACCCCAGAATTCAAGGTAGAAATGCTTCGCAAGATGCACAAACTGTTCATATACTCCGATTTGCTTGAAGGGGCAGCACTGGAGTTCCAGTCTGAACTTGAATCAAACGGAATAGATGCCCAAGTGGTTTTCCAGGTTAAGCGCGTACTGAAAGAGCTGAGAAGCATAGTACGAATACCCGATGAAGAGAATAACACCTCTTTGTCTGACAATTTTGCCGGTATGTGTGATGAAGCCGGACTGGTAGTAAGTAACATAATCAACAAATATCTTGCAAAATGATAACAGAAAATGACCCGATAATTCCACGCAAGGTGGATTTAGAGAAGAACCCTTCTGGAACCGAATTGAAAATCGCCCGGCAGAGGGAGATGGAGAAATATGGAAAGTATGTGGCTGTCCCCGGTGACAAGATACGGACGCGAATTTTCGTCCGCAATGGTGAGGATGCGGAAAAGAAGATAGCTGCGTACTTGGAGAAAATCAACAAAAGACCTCAAAGATGGAACTGATATGATAAAGTTACTCTATATAGACCTTTTCTGCGGTGCCGGTGGAACCAGTACCGGAGTAGAAAACGCACGCTACGAAGATGAACAGTGTGCTAAAGTGATAGCATGTGTAAACCACGATGCAAACGCCATCGCCAGCCATGCGGCCAACCACCCGGATGCGCTGCACTTCACGGAGGACATCAGAACACTGGAACTGTCCCCCTTGGTGGCCCATGTGGAACGAATGAAGAAGATTTATCCGGATGCACTGGTTGTGCTGTGGGCCAGCCTTGAATGTACGAATTTCAGTAAGGCAAAAGGCGGCCAGCCACGGGACGCTGACAGCCGGACGCTGGCTGAACATCTGTTCCGCTATATAGAATCCATTAACCCTGACTATATCCAAATAGAGAACGTAGAGGAGTTCATGAGTTGGGGAGATATGGACGAACATGGGCATCCCATCAGCAAGGATAAGGGGCGTTGCTACGAGAAATGGAAACGCAACGTGAAGCGATATGGTTATGATTTTGACTGGCGAATCCTGAACGCTGCTGATTATGGTGCCTATACTACTCGTAAGCGGTTCTTTGGTATCTTTGCTAAACGTGGCCTGCCTATCGTATTCCCAGAACCGACACACTGCAAGGATGGGAAAAACGATATGTTCGGTCGGCTGGAGAAGTGGAAGCCTGTCAAGGATGTGCTGGACTTCTCCGATGAGGGAGAAAGTATCTTCTGCCGGAAGAAGCCGCTGGCCGAGAAAACTCTTGAACGCATCTATGCCGGATTGATTAAGTTCGTGGCCGGAGGTAAGGAGGCTTTCTTAGTGAAGTACAACTCCATGAGCCGGACGGGAAAATACCAGGCACCCAGCGTTGACGAGCCATGCCCGGTTGTGGCAACACAAGGACGGCTTGCATTGGCCAAGGTAAACTTCGTTCATGGTTCTTTCGTGTCTGCTTATTACGGAAACGGTCACAACCATTCGGTCGAGCTTCCAGCCCCGACAGTTACGACTAAAGACAGGTTGGCATTGGTAAATTCTGTTTTCATAGACAACCAGTACGGTACCGGAAAACCTACATCCATTAATCAACCGGTTGGTACAGTAACTACGGTGCCTAAGTTCAATATGGTAAGCTGCAAGCCGTGGATAATGAATACAGCTTTCTCAAATATTGGAAGCAGCATAGAGCAGCCTTCTCAGACCATTACAGCCAACCGCAAATGGCATTACCTTATGAATCCTCAGTTTGCCAGTGCCGGAGGCTCGGTGAACAATCCATGTTTCACGCTTATAGCCCGCATGGACAAAATGCCGCCTTATCTGGTAGAGGTTGAAGGAGGTATCGGCATACAGGTTACACCTGATGACAGTCCGATGACAATCAAGATTAAGGAGTTCATGGCCTTATATGGTATCATCGACATCAAGATGCGGATGCTCAGGATTGCTGAACTCAAGAAGATAATGGGATTTCCGGAAGACTATGTACTGATTGGCCCCCAGTCAGACCAGAAGAAGTTCATCGGTAATGCCGTGGAAGTGAACATGGCACGTGTGCTTTGTGAGGCTATCTGTAAGGAGATTATCAGAAAACGTAAAGTTGCATAAAATGGTTAGTGAGGTACATAACATGGACTGTATGGAATACATGCGGAACATACCAAATAAGTTCTTTGAGCTGGCAGTGGTCGACCCTCCATACGGAATAAATGCCCCGAACATGTCGATGGGTAGCAACATGAACCGCAGACATGGAGGATACAATGGTGAAAGTATAGCTCAAAGACTGAAAAGGAAACGCTTTAACCAAGGAGCCGGAAAACTTAAGAAACGAGCATTGAGTACAATGCAATGCGATTGGGATTATCATCCTCCCTCAAAAGAGTATTTCGAGGAACTGTTCAGGGTAAGCCGTAATCAAGTGATATGGGGAGGCAACTATTTTCCTCTACCACCTACACGTGGGATATTGTGCTGGGATAAAATTCAGCCTTGGAAGAATTTTTCCCAGTTTGAGCTTGCTTGGACTTCTTTTGATTGTCCGGCATCTATCATTCATTTATCAAGTCGTGGAGGTAACAATAAAGAATCAAAAATCCATCCTACCCAGAAACCTATCAAACTTTATCAATGGATTCTTGAAAAATTTGCTAAAACAGGTGACAAAATACTGGACACTCATCTCGGCAGTGGAAGTTCCAGAATAGCAGCTTATCGGATGGGCTTCGATTTCTATGGTACCGAAATAGACAAGGAATATTTTGATTCACAAGAAAAGAGATTTATGGAAGAATGTCTTGATCTGATCGAAACTCCTAAAGGTAAATTAAAACAGGGATCTTTATTCTAAACGTATGACAGGTATATTATTAGCAACGAAGTCCCTTTCGGACTTATTTGAAAAAATGCAAAAGTTGAAAGATATGGAAAAGGAAACTAAGACAATAACAATGCCATATTCTGATTTTTTGGTGCTGCAGGATAAGGCTTCAAAGTACATGAAAACCGAAAAACAAGTTCATGAAGAACTCGAAATGAATTACAAAGATACCATAAAACGACTTCAAGAAGAATGCGAAAAGTATTATGAAAAGTATCGTAAAAGTGAAAATGAGAATGATTCTCTAAAAAGAAAAATTAATTCTCTTGAGTCAAAGATAATTGTACTTAAATCAAGAAGATGGTGGGAAATATGGAAGATATAATGCACACGCTTACAAACGACAAGCTGGAGGAGTTATACAGGCAGCTTGACAACTTCATCGGTGATTCAAGCTGGGAAGAAGTTCAGGAACATCTTCCGGCACTGAATGAAGTAAAGACTATGATACACCAGAGAATGAATGAAAACAATAAAAAGAAATAATCATGATAAAGATTTAACGCAAAATAAGGAGTGAGTATTATGTCAAAGAAAGAACGAAAAATTGGAGAAGTATTTCAGCTTGGTAATGTAAAACTGAGAGTTGAAAAAAGTTATAAATGGAATTCATGTGAAGGATGCTACATAACACGACTTGAAGGGAAATGTTCAGATTATTATCGTTTGACTGGTAACTTCCTTATGGGAGACAGAAATGATAAACAGGATGTAATTTTTAAAGAAGTGGAGGACTGATTATGAGTTTCGGGAAAGACCCATTAATAGAAAGAAAAGCAGATACCAAAAATAACGGTAAGAATCTGGAAGAATGTATTTCCGCACACAGGGAAAGAGAGAAATCCCTGTATCCTCTTAGAATAAACCGGACAACGGTTATATACGTGACAAAAGACAAATGTACTCCGGAGTATGCGGAGAAATATGCAGGTAAAATGAAATTGTTATGAGTAAGCAGGTATTATCAATAGAACAGATGCAGCACCTGAAGGAGTTGGGTGTTGATACGAGTAAGGCAAGTGCTTATTGGCATAATGTTATAAAATTTGAAAAGAAAAAATATGTGAATGAATGGATTCTTTCATTAAGCGATTCAGTAACATTATCAACTAAGAAAATACCCACATTTACCTTGCAGGATATTTTGGATTTGCTGCCAACGGAAATAGAAAAAGAAAATCGAAACTATCAGTTGGAAGTATTCAGAAATCCGCAAAGATATTTCGTGTCTTACTATTGGTTGGATAATTTACTTATTTCGCTAAATGAAGTAGAGTTTATTGACGCAGCCTACGAAATGCTATGTTGGGTAATTAAAAACGGATATTTGGAAACAAAGGAATAATGACATGGAACGATACAGAATTGTAACAGGAGAAGGCTATAACGGATGTATCCCGATAACGGTCTATTGGGTACAAAAGCTTGAACGTGGCGTAATCTTGGACAAGTGGGTAAACGTGAAAGGATTTGACAGATACGAGAGAGCGAAACAATTATTTGATTTGTTAAATGGTTAGATATGATCAAGAAAGAAGAAAAAGCTATAAAATACGCAGCGGAAAACCACGAATCTTCAATTTTCATGGAAATCGCCAAAAAGGCTTATGAAGCTGGATGGGATGATGCATTGAAAAGCCAGTGGGTAGATGTGAAAGAAAGGTTACCTAAAGAATTGGAAGATGTAATTATTCTTTTAATAAAAGACGGACATTCAAAAGTTATCAAAGCATTATATATCGGTGATGAAAGATGGGTATATGGAGATGCTTCTGTTGAAAGAATTATGGGAGTTATCGCATGGATGCCAATCCCTTCATTTGAAGATATATTGCAAGCTAACAAAGATGTTTTGAAACGGTTAAAAGATAAGGATATGGAAACAAAATATGTAAAAGTACCTTTTGAGGTAGAATTAGCGAATAAAATAACAAATGGTGAGGTAGAAGGTAGAGTTGTTACACGTGACGGAAGAACTGCAAGAGTTGTATGTTATGATGTAATTGGGAATCAATATAAGATATGCGCATTAGTTAATAATGGAAAAGCAGAGGACCCTGAGATTTTCACAGAGAAAGGATTATTGTATGACAACCAAACAGATGATTTAGACCTCATGCTTGAAGTTCCCGAATACGTGACATTCAAGGATGGAGATATTGCTACTCTCGGATGGAGTAGAGAAGATGGAAGTAAATATTGTGAATGGATTACCATACTAAAAAATATAGAGTTTGACAATTACAATATCCTAACAGGAGATTACGTCACAGTGTTCCTAAAATGCGATACTGGAAATTGTTTCCCGATTGAATTTGATTGTACTTCTGACGGTGCTCAATGGGTAAGAAAACCGACAGAACCGGAAAAACAAAAACTAATTGAAGCACTCAAATCAAGTAAAGAACCTAAAGCAAAAGAATGTTTGAGAATGTTGGGTATCGAAGTAAAAGCCGAGTGTGAGTTTAAGCCTAAAGATTGGGTATTGTGTTACTCTGATGGATGGAATTTGTGTCAGTTCAGCCACACAAAATTACGAGATATTGACAACAAATTAATGTATATAACCGTTGGTGGTATTGCTTACGAGCAGTGCATCCCTTACAACGAACAAACCGCACACCTATTAGGTACAACTGATAATTGGGAGGAAAATAAATGAAAGCAATATCAATCAAACAGCCGTGGGCGAGCCTTATCGCTCACGGTATCAAAGACATCGAGAACCGGACTTGGCAGTGTCCTCAGAAGTATATCGGCCAAAGAGTGCTGATACATGCCTCAAATAAACCTGCCGGATGGAGAGAACTTCCACTGAATTTCAGACAGAGGGATTTGGCTGAAGGATTCTCTTTTGATAATCTTCCGAAAGGTTCCATAATCGGAAGTGTGGTTATATCCGACTGTGTAAAGAATCATTCTTCAGACTGGGCAGATAAAGGTTGCTGGAACTGGGTGCTGAAGGATGCGGTACTGTTTGACAAGCCGATTATGAATGTGAAAGGGAAATTAGGATTTTGGGAATATCAGTAGAGGGGAATTAATCCCTTCTACTGACTGTTTTAAATGGCGTACTATTACAGATGATTTTTCTTCTTTTCTTCTGCTGTAAAAGCCTCACCGCATATTGGGCATATATAATCTCCAGTCTGCATTCCCCAATAGTACTCCTTTTCTAATCCGTTGGGATGGGTACACTTTAAATTTGGATTTTCTTTTAACTTAGCTTCCCATTCATTTTGTAGCCTTTGGGCTTTTTCTACAGTCATTCTCATACCTATAAATATTTTTAAGATTAATACTTCTGAGAAGTTACAAAAATCATGCCAAAGAATTCACTGACAACCCTTGTCAGTGCTTTGTGAATACCCGGTAACTGCTTTAGTAGTGGTTATCGGGTATTTTATTTTCAACGAATAAAAACCAAACTATTATGAACTTAAACGAATTGAGAGATAAAGCCTACCAGTGTGCAGTAGCCCACGGTTGGCACGAAGAAAACCTGAGTGATGAACATTTCCTCTGTCTGGTCATATCCGAGCTGATGGAAGCGGTAGAAGCAGATAGGAAAGGAAAACATGCGAAAGTTGCAATGTTCAAAGAATGGCAAGGGAATAGTATTCCATTAACCGAAGAAACCAGGATAAGTAGATTCGTGGAAGAATTTGAGGCATTTATCAAAGGAACTGTCGAGGAAGAACTTTCCGACGCTTGCATCCGTTTGCTGGATTTGGCCGGACTGAGAGGAATAAGCCTGGCAAGTGTACCATTTCCTTTTCATCATAGAAAAGAGTATAAGGAGGAAAGGAGTAAATTGACATTCACAGAATGGGTCTATGATGTGATTCGCCCAATAGTAAGATACAATAAGGATAACTATCCGATAGGCTATCTGTTTATAGGTGTTTTGCAAGAACTGTTCTGTAAGGCTGAAATTATGGGATTTGATTTACTTTGGCACATCGAGCAGAAGATGAAGTACAATGAACTTCGTCCGTACAAACACGGAGATAAAAGCTACTGACCATGAAACACGTATTCTACGCCTTAATCATTCTGCAAGCCCTGTATGAGCTTGCGAAGTTGTTTAGATGTAAATCCCTGTACCGACATGTGAAAGTCTTTCAAAGACTTGATAAAGCATCAAAAAAATGGTATCAGATGGCGCATCCGTGGCTTCATGTTGCATTGTTCATGGATACCCTCGGGCTTTTGCTTTTGGGTATAGGATTGTTTTCAAGCCAGTGGGTATGTTTCCTCGTTGTCTTGGCCATGAGTTTCAGCCGGATTCAAAAATTGGGAGCATGGGCGATATTCCTGGATAGTCTGGTTACAATCATCATCTACACTTTCTCCATCCTGAACGCATACCACTTGGCATAAAAAAAGGGAGCCAGCCCACACGATTAGAAGCCAACTCCCACACACGATTATGATGCAAATATACTAATTCATTCTAAAACTATCGAGCTATGACAAAAGAATTTTCATCAATCGTGGAGTTGAAATCAATACGTGAACAAAAATCAAGATTATCGGAGCGTGAGCAGGAACTATCCTCCCCCATCCTGACCGATTTTTCTCTCATCCCTGAGATTTATGACTGGTTCAAGGAACTGTTGGCCGGGATGGACTGTCCGCCCAATCCTGAGAGCGTCACCCAGCGGAAGAAGTTCCTCTTTATCATCTTGTTCCTGTTCGCTCCCAGCGTGCTGGCCGGCGGACGGCTGCCGAACGGTATCCGGGCAGAAATTTCCGGCGTGTTCCCGGATGTTTCCCCATGTGTAATATCGAACAATATCGCCGATGTTTCCTTTATCTACCAGCAGTATAAGGATTTCAGGAAGGATATAGAGTATCTTTACAATCAGATTGTAGAAAGATTGAAGGTCAAAGGACTAATCAAGTAGTTGTCATTTTAGTGAAAAGCCGGAGCTTTATGCCTCCGGCTTCATGTTTAAACATTTTGAATAAATGTAATTCTTAAAGTCTAATCTTAGTTCGTGAACAAGAGGAGAGATTTCCTCGTATTTATCTATTAGTTTTAATAATTTATCTCGGGTGTTATCTTCAAGTTCCTTTAAACTACTTTCGCTTAACTCCGGATTGGAATTTTGCTTCTTTAATTTGAATAAAATAATTTTTTTCTTGCAATGAATAATATATATAAAATCAGATATTTCATGTACACTCTTCATAATTTTATCATTATCTATAAATAATTCTAACAACGCTTCGCTAGTTTGTTCTTCATTATATAAATCATCCATTTTCTTAATATATCTATCAATATCATCGTTGTCATCTAAGGTTGGAAGCCGCATGATATGAGAAAGCCATTGGTATAATTTTTCGTTGGCATTTATTATTGCATTCCTTTCAGTAGAATATATTTCAGATTTTACATTAGTAAGTAGAGATAATTGGCTTTTAAGCGCTTCTGTCTGATTGGTAAAACTTGTTTCAATTTCTTTTATTTTACTTATCGCTTGTTTTTCTATAAATTTCTTTATCAATTCTGAGCATAGGATGATAATAAGTTGTATCAGAATAAACAAAAGAATAATTTTCCAAAGTGGATATTGTGATTCAATCAATGTTTTAGTTATTTCTCCTTCCATAATTATTATTCATTTTCATTAAATACAAATGCTCCCTTTTTATATTCATTACTCATATTTCTACCTTCATCTTGAGATGTCAAGTAACTATCTTCAAATTTTGAGCAATATAAATCTTGCTCATTTTTAGTAGCTAATAATTCTACTCGAAGATTATTAAAGATTGCATATCTTTCAATTAATAATTTAAATTGCTTATTACCATTCGTAGATAAGCAATTATAAAATAGTAAAACAAGTTCGTACTGTGATAAAGTAGCTCTGACAATACTTGTATATTCATATCTTTTGCTTAAAGTCATTTCTGGTATTTTTTTTTGTGAATCATCTATATATTTGAGAATTCTATATAAGAACCTAAAATAATGATCTAAAAAACCTATGGGACTATTTAAGTATTCATCGTTCCAGTTGTTGGAATTACTTTTAATTAGATCTTTTATTCCGTTATATCCATCTTTAATAAATGTACTTTCATATAGTAATTGAAAAACGTCTCTTCCTTTTTCCTCAACGGGATTAGGAATCATATTGACATTGCATTTTAATAACAGTTCATTAGTTATTTCTTGATGGAAATGAAGTAACTCGAAGAAATTACTTTCAAAGCGTTCTAGTGCAATATCTTTTCTTTGTTGCTCATTTGCTTTAAACTGTACCCAGAAAGCGAGAAAAGTAAGTATTGCAGCAGCTATTGCAACAAATGGTCCCATTGTACCTCCTATAGTATCACCGATGGTACCTGTTTCTTTATAGAAATAATAACGTTCAGATTCTGTAAAATATGTAGGTAGGTAACATATTCCACCGATGATTATTAGAAAGCCTACTAAGTATATCCAAAAATCTTTGGTAAAAGTTTTGTTTTTCATTTGTTGTTTGATTTATTTGTGGTTATCAATGATAGAATTTTGAATAGCATTTTGTATCTCAGGTGTGATTCTTTCCCTAATAATTACATCTGATGGCTTGGTGTAACCATATCTTTCAGAAAATAGTGCCATAGTTTATTCTCCTTTCTCAATTTTTATTTTCTTTCCACAATGAGGGCATGTTATAAAACTATTGTCTTCCCTTTCTTCATTAAACAAATCGACAACATTAACTCCTAGAGCCTTAGCTATATCTCTCAATTTCCCGATAGTAGGATTGCCGGAAACGGCTGCATATAACGCCTGGTAAGTAACTCCCATCTTCTTTGCTAAATCCTGCATGGTTATTCCCTGCTCCTTACAGATTTCTTGTACTCGTAGCATATTATTCAAATTATAGTTTGATGCAAATATAGAAACATTTTTCAAATTATAGGTAGATATATCAAAGAATAATATCAAAAAATAATTTGAAAAAATTCTTCTAAAAGTTTTGTTTATTCAAAATAAAGTTTGATATTTGCAATCAGAAAATCAAAATATAATTTGAATAACAATTTAAACACATACGATTATGAATACTATTAGCAGTGAATACATTAAAGAAATCAAGGCTCAAATCAGAATTATCAATGAATCTCTCAAAAGAGTGCAAGAAGCTGAAAAGGTTCAAGAAACAACAGTTAATGCACGTGAGTATGAGAAAGCTAAGAATGAAGCTATAGATGCAAGTACAGATGTGATGATGGCGTTAGAAGAAGCCGTAAGACTTGCATCAGGTATGGGGTGCGCTACTGGTCTGTATGACATAAACAAGTACCACAAAATTGTAGAACTTGATTTTAGAGAATCACACAAGTAAGTTTAACCAGCAGGGCTTATGCCCTGCATAATCCCACACACGATTATGAATACATATTACAAATTTTGTCCGAACGTATTTCTAGCAAAATGTGATGAAAAGCATGAAAAAGGTGATGCCATTCTTGTAACCACCAAATACGGCAAAGAAAATGAAAGTATAGTGTTTAATTTGATATTTGAACGTGATGGCTTCTACTATTATTCGATCGTTCGTGCTGATGGCTTTAACGTTCAAGAATGGGCAAAGCGAAAAGCAGAACGCCGGTTGGATTGGGCCGCCATTGCAGAACGAAAGAGTGAAGAATACTTCAAAGCATCAAACAAAGACAGTGATTTTCTCTCGCTGGGTGAACCTATTAAAATTGGCCATCATAGCGAAAGACGACACAGAAAAGCCATTGAAGATGCCTGGAATAATATGGGTAAGAGCGTAGAGTTTGACGAGAAAGCCAGAGAGCATGAAAGAATAGCCCAGTATTGGGCAAACAAGGCTGACACCATAAATCTTTCAATGCCTGAAAGCGTGGACTACTATGAACATAAGTTAGCAGCAGCTAAAGAGTACCATGAGGGGCTGAAATCCGGCAAATATCCACGTGAGCACTCATACTCTTTGACGTATGCAAAGAAAGCGGTAAACGAAGCTCAAAAGAATTTTGATTTGGCAAAGAAACTTTGGTTATAAATCCGGTAGCCTTCGGGCTACCACTATTTGAGATGGTTATGAAAAAAGAAAAGTTAACGGTTAAAGCATCAGATGTAAGAAGCATAAAAATGAGCGTAAATCCGCCCAAAGTGGTAGTGGATGCAGGTTATAGAGTGATTCATGACGGTGAAATAAAATGCTGGGTAGGTATAGGCTGGTTGACCGAAGGCAGAGCGTCAAAGAGTGACTACTATAAGATACCAGAAGTTGTAAACGGATAATTTAGGATGTATATGAAATCAATAAACGTAAATGGTTGCAGTATATGTCAACCCGGTAGCGAGAACTATTGCACTTATACTACCAAATTAAGAGGTAAAAGAGTAAAAATGTATCAGTACGATTACAAAACAGATTCAGGTGAGTTGTTTTCTTGCTGTGCCCCAACACTGGAAAAGTGTAGGGAAAAACGTGATGCATGGCTAAAAAGCAAACATTTGGCCTAATGTTTCGTATGTGTTGAATTGTTGTTTAAAATTGTCTTCATAATGGGGTATCTTTGTATAGATACCATCGCGGGTTAGAGCAGTGGGCAGCTCGTCACTTTGACTTGGTGAAGGCCGGTGGTTCGAATCCATCACCCGCAACTAACATTTAAAAGTTACACGATTATGGAAATACTTACGCTTATCATCAAACAGAAGTTCTTTGACGAAATCTTGTCGGGTAAGAAAACACAAGAATTCAGAGAAATCAGACCTACAACCCAGAAGAAATACTGCCAGCTTGACGCTGACGGGTATTGTGTCGAGAAAGACGGGGTTTTGCAGCCTAAGCGTTACGATGCCATCCAATTCTTTGTAGGCTACAATAAAGACAGGGCCAGCGCACTGGTAGAAGTCAAAGACGCAAAGATAGAGCTGTTTGAAGATGAGAATCACAATCTTATCGAATACACCTATCAAGGTGAGATATACCTGGCCGCACAGGTCGTTTATGACCTTGGCCGAGTGATAGAAAAGAATGTTTAACCCTTTAAAACTTGTTGTTGAGTCAGAACAAACAGAAGTACATTTTCAACGAGCAACTACCGTGGGGGCCGTACTGGATTGACAGACCCGAATACAGGTAGAACCTCTCAGGGCGGTAGATATATTACTCGCCGACAGCAGTATTATAACGTCCGCACAGGACTTGGTATGAGTGGCGGATAATGACACTGCAAGAAAGGACATACAGCTATATTGACCTCGTCGGGCAGAATACTGACGGGGTTTTGCTGTTTCTGTCCTTGGGTAAGGATTCTTTGGTCTTACTGGACATGATCTATCCGAAGTTTGAAAGGATAGTCTGCGTGTTCATGTACTTTGTCAAAGGTTTGGAGCACATTGAAAGATGGATTGGATGGGTAAAAGCCAAATATCCGAGGATAGAATTTGTTCAGGTGCCCCACTGGAACCTTACCTATATTCTTCGCGGCGGTTTGTATTGCGTGCCAAACCCGAAAGTGAAACTATTAAAACTGGCTGATGTGGTGAAGGCCATGCAGCTAAGATACGGACTTTACTACACGTTCTTGGGTATGAAGAAGGCCGACGGCATGAACCGCCGCCTGATGCTGAAAGGCTATGAAGCAAACGGATATGAGAACAACGGTATGTGCTACCCTTTGGCAGACTGGACGCAGAAAGACATCCTGTCTTACATGAAGCAGAACGGGCTGCCGGAGCCTGTCAGGTATTCGCTGAAGGCCAGTTCTGGTGTTGGATTCAATCTGGACTGCATGTTATGGCTAGAGAAGAACTACCCGCAGGATTTACAGAGAATTTACAAGGTGTTTCCGATGGCTGAGAGAATCCTTTGGGAACATAAACGAAAGCAATAGGTATGGAACTGAACAAGTACATAAAGAGTGAATCGGTGGAACTTAACCGTTCCGCCATTCACTTCGCTGATTATAATCCCCGCAAGCTTTCTGAGGAAGCCAGAAAGACGTTGAAGCGGGGTATCAAGAAGTTCGGACTTGTCGGCGGAATAGTAGTCAACAAGCGGACCGGACTTACTGTCGTGTCCGGCCACCAGCGCCTTAGCGTGATGGACGAGCTTCAGAAGTATCCTGAGAACGATTATAGACTCCGTGTAGATGTGATTGATGTAGACGAAAAACAGGAGAAAGAGTTGAATATCCTGATGAACAATCCAAACGCACAGGGTTCATGGGACTATGACGCTTTGGCCCGATTAGTTCCGGACATTGATTATCAGGATGCGGGACTAACGGCTGCCGACCTGAATATTATTGGCTGTGATTTCCTCCTACAGACTGAAGAAGAAAGTTCCATCGCGGAAGCTTTGGAGGATATGATGGCACCGGTAACTGAACAGAAAGAAGCCGAGAAAGCCGCCAAGCAGATGGAAAGAGCCGAGAAGGTGGCCCACATGAAGGAAGTCAAGCAGCAGGTAAAGGATGCCGTTCAGAAGCAGGCACAGGACATGGATGCTTACTTGATGCTTTCCTTCGATACGTTTGAGGCCAAAGCGGCCTTTTGTGAGAGATTTGGTTACGACCCCTACTCCAAGTTTATCAAGGGAGAGGTATTCGATGAACAGATAGAAAGAATTGAATGAGAATCTAAAATATAGGAGGTATGCCGAGTTAGAAGGAAAACATATAGCCAGCTGTATCAACAGTCAAGACGAATAATGTACAACGCTGGAAGGCAATACGGGCTTGGTACAGACAGGCAAAGAAGTATAAGAGACAGAACGAGGTCTATAATGGAAAGATATGCAGCGAGAATAGACAGTTATTTCTCAAAGAGAGGAATTGATATCTATGGCAATAAGCCTGTTTCTCGCCGCATTTATATGGGTAACAATAACGGATGATTTGGTTATGAAAAGTGAATCTCAAAAAAGCAAACATACAGGACGAAAGCCGAAATTTGATTACAAGAGTGAGGAGTTTCTCTCTCAGGTGGAGATGTATGCCAAGAAGGGATTCACAGACAGAGAAATCGCTTTTGCTTTAGGGTTATGCCCCCAGACATTCTGCGAGAAGAAGAGTGAGCACTCTGAATTATGCGAAGTATTAGCGCGCGGGCGTGCGACCATCACGGCCGCTGTGCGTGCGAAGTTCCTTGCAATGGCTTTGGGCGGTATCAAGACCAAGAGTACCGTAGTGAGAAAACTGAAGGATCAGGACGGGAATCTGACTGGCGAAGAAGAGCTTCAGGTGAGCGAGAGTGAGCTGGCTCCCAACCTTCAGGCCATGTCCGTATGGCTGTATCACCATGACGAAGAATGGAGGAAGGTTGAACGCCGGCAAGACGAGGAAGCCGATATTCCAAAGAACATTGACCACGGAATTTCTATTGACTCATGGATTAAAGACAAGTTGAAATGATTGTTCCCCAGACGATATATCATCCGTTATACACAGACAGAGAGAAGTTCATCATCCTCATCACCGGTGGTCGTGGATCGGGAAAGAGTTTCAACGCTTCCACCTTCATCGAACGATTGACTTTTGAGCAGACTCCGGTGGAGAAGATTGTCCACCAGATTCTATACACCCGTTACACGATGGTATCTGCCGGCATGTCTATTATTCCGGAAATGATGGAAAAGATAGAACTGGACGGAACCACGAAGTATTTCAAGACCACCAAGACTGATATCGTAAACCGGATGACCGGCAGCCGTATCATGTTCCGGGGTATAAAGACTTCTTCCGGGAATCAGACGGCCAAGCTGAAATCCATTCAGGGTATCACCACCTTTGTTTGTGATGAGGCGGAGGAATGGACAAGTGAGGAAGAGTTTGACAAGATTATGCTCTCCATCCGTAAAAAGGGAATCCAGAACCGGATTATCATCATCATGAATCCCTGTGACTCCAATCACTTCATCTACAAGAAATACATCGAGAATACCCATCGGCTGGTGGAGATTGACGGTGTACCGGTTCAAATCTCAACTCATCCAAATGTTCTACACATTCATACGACTTACTTCGACAATATCGAGAACCTTTCTCCTGAGTTCCTGATAGAAGTCAAGGAGATGAAGGAGAAGAATCCGGAGAAGTACGCCCATGTGGTTATCGGCCGATGGGCAGACGTGGCCGAAGGTGCCGTGTTCAAGAAATGGGGTATCGTGGATGAGTTCCCCATGTGGTGCAAGAAGGTGGCTATCGGGCTGGATTTTGGTTATACCAATGACCCCACAGCAGCTATCCGATGTGGAACCATAGACAATGCACTGTATCTGGATGAAGTGGATTATAGAACCGGACTGCTTTCGGGAGACATCATAAAAACCTTGCGGCCTTGGAATCTGAAAGTGATTGCCGACAGTGCGGACCCGCGACTTATTCAGGAAATACACAACGGAGGTATCAAGATTTATCCAGTAGAGAAAGGACAAGGTTCTGTCAATGCAGGTCTTGACAAGATGCAAGGGATGGAAATCTTTATCACCAGGCGTTCCTATAACCTGCAGAGGGAGTACAGAAATTATGTCTGGGCAAAGGATAAGGACGGGAACTACATCAACGAGCCGGAAGACCATGATAACCACGGTATTGACGCTGCACGCTACTATGTGCTGGGAGAACTTCTGGGAAGGATTATGAAACCGAAAGATGTTTCAGGAATATTTGGACATTAAACTTTGAAATATGACTTTAGAAGAAATTTTAGCTATGCCGGAAGTAGAGAGAAAAATCTACTATCTGAAGAAGGGACGAAAGACCGAGCAACCAAACGCTCACGCCCTTTACAACGACTGGAATCCGAACAAGCACGAGATAGTGATAGATGAAGAGAAATACCCGAAAATCAAAATCACTACCCAGCCTGAGAAACGGATTACAGACCCGAAAACCGGGAAAGAATATATTGAGCCTGCGGTAAAGAAGGAAGTTGACCCGAACCGGATTGCACTTCCTATCGAGCAGGACATTGTGAATATTCAGACGGCCTTCACCGTGGGGACAGAACCGATACTTGACTGCCAGCCAGACCAACCGGAAGAGACCCTTCTTTCTGCGTTGAAGCAGGTATTCAAGAAGAACAAATTGAAATACCAGAACAAGAAGGTCGTCCGGGCATGGCTGGCCGAGCAGGAAGTGGCCGAATACTGGTATGTGGTTAGGGATGATGGTTTCTGGGCCAAGCTCAAGCGCAAGATTTCAGGAATCTTCGGCAAGTCAAAGCCTGAATACCGTTTGAAGAGTGCCATCTGGTCCCCGTTCCGTGGCGACAAGCTCTACCCTTTCTTCAATGACCAGGGGGATTTGGTGGCCCTATCCCGCGAATATAAAAAGAAAGACCTGAATGACGTGGAGATTACCTGCTTTATGACCATTACCAAGGACATGGTTTACCAGTGGGAGCTGACGAGCAGCTGGTCAGACAAAGGTTCATTTGCTCATGGGTTCAAGAAGATGCCGGTGATTTATATGTACCGTCCGGAAACATACTGTGAAAAGATAAAGAGTCTACGCATAAGACTGGAGAAACTCCTATCAAGTTATGCGGACTGTATCGACTATCACTTCTTCCCTATCCTCATGCTTTTTGGTAACGTGGAGAATTTCTCCGGTGAGTTCAAGAACCGTGTGGTCGAGCTGACCGGGCAGGGAGCAAATGCCCAGTACCTTACCTGGTCTCAGGTGCCAGATACCGTCAAGTTCGAGGTGGAAACCTTGCTGAGCCAGATATACGGACTGACCAATACACCCAGAATCTCTTTTGACTCCCTTAAAGGTACAGGAAATGCCGTATCCGGTGTGAGTTTTGACTATGTGTTTATGTCTACCCACCTGAATGTAGAGAACCTAAATGAAACAGTCGGCGAGTTCATGCAACGGCGTGTGAATTTTCTTGTTTCCGCATTGGGTTCCGTGAATTCAACACTCGAAGCGGCCTCTGAGACCATCGACGTGGATGTGCAGATGCAGCCATATAAGCTGGAGGATCTCAAAGACAAGATAGACACCGCCATCAAGGCCAAGGACGGAGAAATCTGGTCACAGAAACGAGCCATCACCTTTGTAGGGAACGTGGATGCTGTTATGGACGAGATTGAAGCCATCAAGGAAGAACAGGCAGAGAAGCAGAAGAACGACATTGAGAAACAGAAACAGCTTTCCTCTCTCAAAAGTGCTGGTAGTAAATCTGAAAAATAGAACAATTCAGTCAGAAAAATTACGGGGATTGTACAAAGAATACGGATGAAAATCTAAAATATTGACGAATTTAGTAGCGGTGTCTTTCGAGGTGCCGCTATTTTCTTTTTCCCTTAAAAACAAACATTCTCTGAATTGTTTCGTATCGTTATACTTAAAATTTCCCCTTCCCTTTCTCTATAAGTAAATTTACCGTATGAAATTATTAATAAAACTCATACGGTATGACAATCTTTGAACAAATTTTGGTAGGACTGCAACAGAAATTCGCTGGGGTGGACACTGCCACGCTTACCCGTATCGCCACCAAAAAGGCAGAGGGTGTAACGGACGAAACTAAGGTGACCTCCATCGTTGAGGGTATCTCTTTTCAGGACGTGATGCAAAACTATGGTGATTTCCGTGCAGGACAAGCTCAGACTTCCGCTGTTTCAAACTACGAGAAGAAGCATGGACTGAAAGACGGGAAGCCAATAGAGATTCCGAAACCAGAACCACTGAAACCAAATGACCCTCCAAAGCCGCAGGAAACGGACATCGCAAAAATGATTGCCGATGGCATCGCCGCTGGCATCAAGCCGTTTGCGGATGAACTGGCTTCATTCAAGGCAGAGCGTGCCCACGAAGTACGTAATGCGCAAATTTTGGCAAAGGCCAAGGAGTATGGAATCTCGGAAAAGATTGTGCCTATGTTGAATATCCCATCCGATGCAGACCTTGATGCGTTTATGAAGGATGCCAAGCAGACCTTCGTGAATGCCGGAATGAAAAGTGTTCCTCCTGAAAACGGAGAAACGAAACCGAAGGATGACGTGGAATCGCTGGTATCTGTTATCGACAAAGGCACGAAAGAAATTGAACAATCAAAAACAGAAAAGTAAATTATGGGAGCAGGTATTGTATGGAATACGGCCACACCGCCCGTTGAACACGAGGTGTGTGACGAAAGCACTATCTATCGTTTGAATGACGGAGGTATGGACTTAGATATGGGCAACCTTCCTTCTAAGGGATGGTTACCGGAACTCGCTCCGCTTTTCCGTGACAAGGAGGAGCGAAAGGCGTATGTATGTATCCGTGTCAAAGTAGTTGAAAAAGCTGAGACTACAGGGGCGGAAATTAGAATCAAGAAGAACAGGTTCTGTGAATTGGTAAAACCGGGCATGTATCTTTCTGACGGAACAAACGTGATAACCGTAAAGAGTGTGGACACTTCAAATGAAGGTTATGACCTCATTACTGCTACAGAAAATCTCAAGACAGCCATCGAAGCAGGTACTGTCCTTCCGGAAGCTAAAAGCTCAAGTGAGGCTGAAGCCAAGCATGTGGCGAACTTCGCATCGTTCGGTTGGAGAAAGCTTGATGATGAAAGGACTGTGGCTTTCGTCGGAAGGGTGTTCGGCATACTTGAAGAAGACCTGTATATTCCGTTCACTGAGGAGGACAAGGCGGCTTTGGGTGACAGATTCATGTTCATTTAACGAAAGGAGGAGAAATGCTACTTACTATTGATATGATTTTCGGAGACTCCCGTATCATGAAGGCGGTCATCGACCGTACGGTGGTTTCCATGATGGAAATGGATAAGGTTTTCTGGAAAGATTATCTTGTCTATGACAAGGCGAATCCAGACGGTACGTTCAAGACCTATCTGGGCACAGTCGTTGGGGTCATTGCCGGTACCGTAATCGACCGATATGCAAACAAGCCTCTCAGAAAGCGTCACGCATTGTCTAAGGGGTATGGTGAAGTTGCCTGTCTGGGTGACGCCTATCAGATTGATGATACCCGTCTGGAGCGTCTACAGATAATGATTGACGAGTTCAATGAAGCACGTACTCAGGAAGCACGCGACATCAAGCTGAATGAAATCGTCAACTTTCTTGTGGATGATGTACGCCAGTGCCTGCTTGCTCCGATGAAGCGGTTCGACCTAATGCTCGGCAGTCTTCGCTTTACAGGGAAATGTAAGGTCAACGGCAAGGAGAACAAGAAAGGTGTTTCAATTGCTGATATTTCTTTACCTATCTATACCAAGCAGGCCACTTCCGGTGACAAAGACAATATCATCACATGGCTCTATACGGAATTTGTCGATAAGCTGCGTGTGAAGGGATATTCGTTTGCTACCGCCGAAATGAACCGTAACACGTTCAATAAAAGAATCGCTTCTTCCGCTGAATTTATCGGAAAATATACCATGAAATTCGGTGATATGGAGTTCAACTCCGGGAATATGGTCACTACAGAAATGGTAAACCGTTACCTTACTGCTGTGGATATTCCGTTCAGAATCAGTATTAAGGAGGAATGGGTTCAAATCTCTGATGACGAGATGGTAAATGCTGTTCCGGACGATAAGATTTCGTTCCTTCCTGCTCTTGATCCAAGAAAGAAGCTTGGTACGATGAAGTGGAAGAGACCGTATGAAATGGTGGACCGTATTCCGGGACGTACTTATATCGATGCGGAAGGTGGTAAAATGTTCATTTCGTCCTATCGTAACTCTGAAGGCCGTTTCATGGAATACGGAATGGAGGCTATTCCAAATATCGAGATTCCAAATAAGATGGCGATTGCCGATTTAAGCCAAGTAGGATGACAGTAAACGACTACATATCACAGAAGTTTCAGACCTTCGGCATTAACTTGTCGGAGGCTGACCTTTTGGAGATAAGTCTGTCTTCAGAAATAAGCGGAGAGGATGAGATGGGCCCGTCAAACATCGGACTTGTGTCGGTGGCTATGGCGAAGTTCATCCCCTCACTATTACTCCGTGCCACTTCCATCAGCGAGAACGGTTTCTCTATGTCCTGGAATATTCAGGGCTTGAAGGAATATTACTCTTTCTTGTGTAAGAAGTACGGTCTTGAAGACACGCTGTCAGATAAACCTAAAGTCAGATTCCTATGATATTCGCTCCACATACATTACAAGTTAAGGTAACAACTCCGATGAAAACAGACGAATTTGGCCGGTCCATTCCCGGTACCGGTGGGGAAAGCTGGCAGGACGTGTGCAAGTGCCGGTGTGATGATAACTCCACCAAGGAGTTTACTTCGGAGAACGGCGAGGTGTACCGACCGAACTATCACGTAGTTTGTGAGAAGAAAATCTCTCTGAAGGCTGGTGATGAAATCAGATGTATGGACGGTGAGAATATCCGGGGAACTGGCAAGGTTTACATGGTAAAGAATACGAATTATTTTGGTTACTCAGAAATATGGCTGTAAAGTTTGATTTCTCGGACGTTGATAGCTTTTTCGACCAAGGTTATGCCGAAGTGAAAGCCGTTGAGGATAAGGTCGGAAAGGAAGCTGTCGATTATGCTGTAAAGAACGGTAGTTATCAGAACCGGACCGGAACGCTCCGTAAGTCAAACAAGTATTCAGTTCAGGATAATGGATTGGAGTTAAGGAATGAAGCTGAATACGCCTCGTTCGTGGAATCTAAAGGCTACGAAGTCCTGACTGGCGCAGTCCTGTTTGCTGAGAAACGATTGAAGGAGGAAATAAAATGAGGAAATACATTGGAACAAAACAAGTAGAAGCAATGCCTATGACATTAGGCGAGTATATTGCAATAACAGGACGCAATCCGTATGTTTTTGACGGAGAAATGCACGGAGGAAATGAACCAGGATATCTTGTAAATGAAGATGGTCGCGAGGGCTGGACACCTGCAAAAACATTTGAAGAAGCATATCGACAGGTTGATGATGAACGCAAAAACATGACGTTTGGAGACGCAATCGAAGTGCTAAAGCAAGGAGGTGCTATCCGAAGAACAGGATGGAACGGAAAAGGATTGTTTGTCGTAAAGCAAGTTCCGGCGCATATTGATAGCGATGTCATTCCAAAAATGCAGTCGCTTCCACAATCAGCCAAAGACCTTATTCTGAAGGGAAAGGGCTTCATTGACTACACAAGCCAGTGCCTTATCTACAACGAGAATACCGGACGTGCAGACTCGTGGGTGCCATCCATCAGTGATGTATTTGCAGAAGATTGGGAGATTGTACAATGATAGTAACCACCGACATAGCGAACATACTTTACCGTGACTGCCAGACTTTCGGCATATCCATCGTTCCCCATGGCAAGAAACTGACGGGGCCGATGAAGTCAGAAAGGATTGTCATTTATGCTAAAAAGCAGCAGCCAGAGACATACTGGAAGAAGTCTTTTGTTGAGGTGAACCTTTGCGTTCCAGACATGAAGGAAGGCGAAGCCAACACCATCCGGCTGAACGAGTTGGAAAAACAAGCTCAAGAACGGTTTGATGGCGTAACCGGACGCTATGACGGTACTACCTATCATTATTCCATCGACACAATCGGAACCGAGGAGGACACAGCCTTAAAGTGTCACTATGTGAATGTAAGAATTTTGTTTGAAATTTTAAATGTGAAATAATATGGCAGAAGCAAAGAAAATCACAGCCACAAACATCAAGAAACTTTGGTATGGTGAGACAAGTGCTATAGTAGAAGATTTGACCGGACAGGCTTTGTACACTCTTTTGCAGGGCGAAACCTTGAAAGAGGTAAAGAATATCCACCAAGATACGTGGACGCTCGAAGAAGCGGAAGCGAGCCGAACGAACTACAAGAACCAGCTCACGAATCAGACCTATCGAAGTGATAAGGAAATGGGCGACGTGACTGTTAACTTTACGATTGGTGAGTACGACTATCCAACGAAGAAAGACCTTATGGGAGGTGAAGTCATCAATACCGACAAGGGTTGGAAGCGTGCAAGGGGCAAGGTGAAAATTGAGAAGCTGATTGTTTCCCTGACCGAAGACGACCAGTATTGCGTCATTCCCCGTGCTGACATCGGTGCCCGCGAAGCGACAACGGACAAAGCCATTGGGCTTCCAGTGAGTGCTGTGGAGTTGGAGCCGAAAAATTCGGAAGTTTCTCCGGAATACTGGTTCGATTCCGAAGAGGTAACAGCTGGCGTGTAATGCCTATCCAATAGGTATAGATTGTATTCCATAACAGGGGTGGGCTTTATGGCTTACCCCTTAATTTTTTATCAGAATGAATCAAGGAGCGAAAATAGTATCAGAATCCATTATCGGAAGTGATTTTAGGACGGTGTTTGTTGCCGGAAAAGCCTACACGGTCTACCCTCCTACTGTCCACAAACTGGCCGGGGCAATCTCCCATCTGTCAGGCGTACAAAAGGCTGAAAATTTAAAGGACGTTTTATTGTCTCTTGGTGAGTCAGAGGCTTACAGCAAGGCACTATCATGGCTCATTGTAGGTAATGACAGTCTGGGTGTTGAGCTGGCGAAAGGGACATATAAGGAAAATGTAGATGCCCTGGAAGAGGCACTTTCCATGATTGACTCAAAGGTTTTTCTCAAAGCTGTCAGCTTAGCGAGGAACGTAAGCCTGCTGGCAGCGAAACCGAGGCTGTAGGGAATGATACACTTCTCGGTCAGATTGCATCGTTCATGGAAAATTTGCATCTGTCCTACCGTGAAGTAGTTTACGAGATACCATACAGGAACTTAGTATTAATGCAGCGTGACAAGCTTCACACTGTTACCGGAACGAAAGTTAATAAGGTAAGCGGTAAGGATATGGCTTCACGCAGAAGAAGGAACAAGAAATAGATATGGCTACACTATATTTTAAAGTCAGTTCAGATTATGATGAGGTTATCCGTCTGAGGAAGGAATGTGAGAAGTTGGAAGCCCAACTCAAAAAGATGGACGTAAACAAATCCCCCGCAGCCGCCAAGGCTTTGGAAACCCAACTGGCGTCTGCTCGCCAACAGATGATGGGGCTGGTGACTGAGGCGGCCAAGGCTGGTGCTGTGATGGAGAATGACCTTAAGAAAAAACTCAATTCCGCGTCAAAGGCCTCCGATGAACTGACAGAGGAAATCATCAAACAAAGGAAAATCATCCGTGATACGCAGGATGATGTCAGACGTCTGTCTGATGAATATTCAAAGATGGGTAAGTATTCCCCTAATTCAAAAGCTAAATTAGCTGAACTGAACCGGGCTAAATCTGCTTTGAACGAGCAGAGATATTCCCTTGGCGAATTACAGGATCAGCAGGCAAGGAATAGGCTTGAAGTACGAAAACTTACAAGGGAGTACAAGGAGTTTGCCAATGGAACGAATAATGCTGATGAGATAGTAAAATCCCTGACGGATTCTTTAAAGCGTACAGCCGTTGAAATCGGTGGATTGGTGGCAATAAAAAAATTCGGCTCCGATGTGATTGAAGCAACCGGAAAGATGCAGCAGTTACAGGTAGCCCTTTCAACCATCCTTCAGGACAAATCCAAGGCAGACCAGCTCATCGCCGATATTGTCCAGTTCGCGGCCAAAACACCGTTCAATCTTGACGATGTGGCGACTGGAGCAAAACAGCTTTTGGCATACGGTTCCTCGGCCGATAATGTCGTGAATGAACTTTCTATGCTTGGAGATGTGGCTTCCGGATTGCAGATTCCTATCGGGCAGCTTATTTATCTGTATGGAACATTGAGAACACAAGGACGGGCCATGACCGTAGATATCCGTCAATTCGCCGGACGAGGTATTCCAATCTACGAAGAACTGGCCAAGGTATTAGGAGTTTCCAAAGACCAGGTAGGTGAACTTGTGAAGAAAGGTAAGGTCGGCTTTAAGGAAGTTGAACAGGCCTTCAAAAACATGACATCCGAAGGAGGAAAGTTTGCCAACCTTATGGAAAGTTCCGCCGGGACGTGGCCCCAGCGACTGTCGAATATCGAAGATACCCTCTTCCAGAAAATGAATGAGTTCGGGAACAAGTATAAGGAAGTTTTTGAGTTTGGCATCGGTACAGCCGAGGACTTGGTGGAAAGTCTTGATGATGTGTTGTCTATTATGGGCGGACTGATTGCAGCTTACGGAACGTACAAGGCCGCGTTGATTACCGCAGCCGTAGCGCAGAAGGCGGTCGGATTCGTTGAAAGTATCCGTTTGATAGGAATGTACAGAAAGGAATTGGGGCTGGCCACCGCTACACAACAGGCTTTCAACCTTGCAGCAAAATCGAATGTATATGTCACTCTATTGGCTGCATTGGTAGGAATAGGTACAGCCGTGTATATGTTCTCTAAGAATGCTGATGATGCAACAACGTCACAAGGAAAACTGAATTTAGCGTTAGCTGAATCTGAAAAGGCTTCCTTGTCAGAGCAGCGAGAACTGGCAAAGCTCAAGGGAGAATTATCTGCGTTGACAAAGGGTACCGATGAGTACAATGAGGTCAAAGACAAGATTGTTAAGGGATTCTCTAAATATTATGACGGATTGGATGAAGAAATAGAGAAGGTAGGTCTTACTGAACAGGCTTACAACAGGCTTACTGATGCCATCACGAAGTCATACGGGGCCAGACAATACGAGAAGTTCAAGTCTACACAGACAGAAGAACTTGATTCTCTTATGTCCGAGAATCTATCTAAAATACAGAATAGACTTATCAGTAAATTAGGTGATGAAGAAGGTTCGAAATACTATACCAAGATAAGAAATTCCATTCTTCAAGGAAGTGTTAAAGCAATCAACGGTACATTTAATCTTTCTGGACTTGACAAGGATACGAATGCTGCACTGGATAAGGTTGCAGGAAAAGGAGGTCTGTTTGTAAATCGTGCAGTAGAACAATATATAGCCAATATTCTCAATGCTATAAAATCTACAGAGAAACTTGATAAGTTAGCTCGTGAAAGGTTTGGCGTTGATGGCTTAAAATCTTCAGTAGATATCGAAAAGAAGGATTTACCGAAGTCTACCATATCAGTAGAAATCGAATCTGCTACCCAACGTATCAAGACACTCAAAAAAGAGATTGCCGACCTTCGAAGCGGAAAATTGCAGGCAGAGACTGGTAAGACTGTAGAATCTGCTATTAAGGCAAAGGAACAAGATTTGCAGAGTGCAGAAAAGACCTTGGAGACACTTACCGGTGTCAGCCATAAATCAGGAAACAAGAAGGTAGTAGATAGCCAGCAAAATCTTTCCGATGAACTTCTACAACTCATAAGAGCTAATCAGCAGGATGAAATCAACCTGATGGAAGAAGGTTCTGAAAAGAAGCGTAGACAGATTGAGCTGGATTACCAGAAAGAAATCGACGAAATTAAGAAGCAACGTAAAAAATGGGAAGATGCACAAGGTGGAAAGCTAACGTCTGAACAGCGGGAAGTATTAGGGAATCGTGCGTCTAATGCCATGCAGTCACGTGAAAAAGGTCTGGCCGCAATTACGAATATCGAAAATCAGGCTGCAATCGAGGCCAACGAACGATATCTGAAAAACTACGGCACGTTCATGCAAAAAAGACAGGCTATCACCGATGAGTACACCCGTAAAATATCAGAGGCCACTACTCAGGGAGACAAAGACATACTTCAGAAAGAGATGGAAAAGGCACTCTCCTCTCTTGATCTTGAAAAGCTGAAACAGGGTATCAACTGGGAACTTGTATTCGGTGATTTGGATAAGGTATCCAAAGAGTCTTTGAACAAGGTAAAGCAGCAGCTTAGAGATTTCAAGAACTCGGAAGAGTATAAGAATATGGCCGTTGACCAGAAGAAGGTCATTGACGAGGCATTGAACAACATCCAGTCAACCCTCATCGACAAAGGCGGATTGCTGGCCGATTTACCTGAACAGTTAAGCGAACTTGCCAAGGCTCAGGAAGAACTGTCACAAGCCCAAGAGGAATACAACGAAGCCATGAAGAATGGTACGGATGCGCAAAAGGAAGCGGCTACGAAGAAACTGAACGATGCCCAGAAGAGACAGCAGAACGCTCAAACCAATGTGCAGAAATCAACGGACAAAACGACAAGCAATCTTATAGCTTTGTCGAATGTAATTACCCAGCTTGGCTCAAACTCTGAAATTTCCCTTTCTCAAATCGGAAACTTGGCCGGTGATGTTGTTGATGTTTTCACAGAGGCAGGAAGTAAGATTGGTGGAATCATTGGAGCCGCGTTTTCCTTACTGGATACTATCGGAACGCAGGGGCTTGATGGGTTTGTTGACAGTCTTTTCGGTAGTGTCTTTAGGGCCGTTGGTGGAATATGGGACACATTGACCTTTGGACTTATCGGAAATAAGGAAAGTGACCCTTATTTGAAAGACGATTTGGAAAGGCTAACTATATCCAATCAAGATTTGAAAGCCTCTCTCGATAATCTGGCTGATAAGATGGACGAAAGTGCTGTCGCCGATGCAACTGGACTTTACGAGCAGCAGAAGAAGAATATCGAGGAGCAGATGGCTAATACAAAAGAGATGATGCAACGCTCTGCAGCTGCATACAGCAATGGTTTCCTTGGAATCGGTGGTACACATTCAAGTAATAAGAAAATCAACGACGCTATGTCTGCCGAAGACTGGAAACGTGTCAGTGATGCAGCAGGAGTATCTGTAAAAAATGCCGGTGATTTCTGGAACCTGACCAGTGAGCAGATGTACAACGTGTCCAACAACGCCACTGACCTTTACTCAAAAATCAAGCAATACGCCGATGATGGATATCAGAACGCTTCGCAGTATATGGACAGCTACATTGAATACTGGAAGCAGCTCGATGAACTGGAGGACACTTACCGCGAAAAGCTGACCGACACCTCGTTTGACAATATCCGGGATGAGTTCAAAAACCAACTACTTGACATGGAATCAGATGCAGAGGACTTTGCAGAAGATTTTGAGAAGATGATGCAGCAGGCTGTGGTGGAAAGCATGATGTCAGAGACCTATGCAAGCCGCTTGAAAACGTGGTACAAGAACTTTTCAAACTCAATGACGGACGGTACTTTGTCCGGTTCAGAACAAAGCGACCTAAAATCACAATGGGACCAGATGGTCAGTGATGCCTTAACTGAGCGTAATGCCATCATGCAGGCTATGGGATGGGATAGCTCTTCCTCCGAGCAGCAGTCTGCCTCCAGCCGAGGATTTGGTACAGAAATGACGCACGAGGATGCCGGGGAACTGAGCGGGCGGTTTACTGCCGTGTATGAGTCAAATCTTAGGATAGAGACAGCAGAGCAGCAACAGACGATGGCCATCACGGAACTGCAAGGTTCCATCAGTGCCTTGACTGCACAGGCAACTGGAATGTACAACATTGCCGACGAGACACGTACCATTCTGGCCAATTCCTATCTGGAGTTGCAACAAATCAGAGAGAACACGGGCGAAATTGTCAAACCAATCAAGCAGATTCAGGCTGACATCGCCGAAGTGAAACGTAATACAGCAAGACTATGACAGGAGATTTATTTATCAATGGGAAAGACGCTTTCTCTACTTGGGGCATCCGTATGGGAGACAGTTTCCTCGATTCCATTGACGGGTTCAATGAAATGAAAGACTACATTGAGAATGAAAGCCGGTTGGAACATGGCAAACGTGTGATAACAGACAATGCAAAAGTGGACTCGCGCGAAATCACTCTCCAGTTCACCATTGAAGGCAGTTCGGAAAGTGATTACCGAATCAAGAAGAAAGCCTTTCAGGCAGAGCTGGAGAAAGGAGCAGTGAATATAAAGGTTCCGGTACTCGGAAATGAGGTTTACAAGCTGGTTTACCTGGGTAAAAGTGTTTCTTATGGATTGAGTCTGGACCGCTGTTTTGGTAAGATTTCGAGCAAGTTCGAGGAACCGAATCCGATGGACAGAAACGAATAACAAACATTCCCTTTATTGTTTCAAATGGAAGTCCTGATTTTTAGGGCTTCCATTTTCTATTTATGAACTTTGGAGGTATGATTGAAATTAAGGACATATCCGGGAAGACAAGGTTTTCCACCTCCATCAACAAGGGGGCCAAGGGGAAGTTTACACTGATGAAAGAGGACTATATCATCCTCCCATTTTCGGTGCCCTCTCCCATTCCTTTCAAGCTGGGTGACTACGTGGACCTTTCCGGCGTATTGGATGAATCACTCGGCGGAAAGCTGGCGAAAATCTATGAGATAACCGACCTTCAGAAGCCGACCTATAACTCTTCCACCGGAGGGTATGACTACGAGCTTCAGATGAACGCCTACTACTGGAAGTGGAAGAACAAGATTTTCAAGTACACGGCGGAGCATGCAGGAAATGAAGCGTCATGGTCTCTTACTGCATCCCTTGATGTACAACTTGGTGTGTTTCTTCGTAATCTAAAGGCTTTAGGATATACCTATAAAGGAACAGATTTTACATTCAGCATAGACGATTCTGTAGAGAATAAGGCAGTGGCGATGACTTACGACAATATGAACCTGTTGGATGCCTTGTTTTCTATGGCGGGTGAGGATAAGTGGAACTGTGATTGCTGGATAACGGACAACGTGATTCATTTTGGGCGAAATGAGTTCGGAGATGCCGTTAAAATCGAGCGTGGTATCGAAGCGTCGGCCATCACCCGCAGCGAAAGTCAGGGCACTTATGCCACCCGCATCTATGCTTTTGGTTCAACGAAGAATATCCCCACGAATTATCGTCCGACCGACGAACAGGCCGTGGTGAACGGTGTAGTTCAGAAACGGCTTATGCTCCCTTCTGGAACCCCTTACATTGACGCATACGAAGGAATGTCGCAGGAAGAAGCCATCGAGGACGTGGTTGTTTTCGACGATGTCTATCCACGGCGTGTTGGTACTTTGTCTGATGTTCATACCCGCACCGAAGAGGTAGAAAACGAAGACGGGACAAAAGAGGAAGTCACTTATTACAGGTATAAAGATATCGGTATTGATTTTAAAGAAGAATATATCATCGAAGGTCAAGAACTGAAAATCAGATTCCAGTCCGGAAAGCTGAACGGCATGGAGTTCGGGGTAATATTCAATCCTAAACCAAAAGATGAGACCAGAGGAGAGCAGCTATGGGAGATTGTTAGAAATGAAGACTACGGTCGTCCCCTACCCGACGAGGTTATTTGTCCGGAAAATGGTGACGAATATGTTCTGTCAGGATTCGATATTCGTTTAGTGTCAGACCAATACATACAAATTGCCGAACAGGAACTGAAGGAAAAGGCGCAGAAGTATGCCGACAAGGTTAAGAAGGACGACGGTACCTACCCTACTACATTAATGAGTGACTGGGTACATGAAGACCCGATTGCACGGACTTTCGAGTTTGGCCAACGCATTAACCTTGTAGATGACACATACTTTGAAAGCGGACGTATCTCACGTGTATTGGGATGGGAAATGAACTTGGACATTCCTTGGGATGCACCTTCCTATACGATTGGTGAGAGCATGCCTTATTCACGTATCGGAGAAATCGAGGACAAGGTGGATGCACTTACCTATAAAGGACATACCTATACAGGTGGCGGTGGAAGTGGTGTATATGTCATTAAAGTCAATGATTCCATATCACCTTCTGATAGCAATGTTTTCTCAGCGTTACGGTCAATAAAAGAATTCATAAGCAAACAAAGAGAAGATAGCGCACAGGAAAAGATTCACTTTCTGAAAGGTGCAGACTTCGGACACTATAACACTGGGGAAAGCGGGGCGACTGTGGACGGTGACGGAAACGCCGAATGGCTGACTGCTGTCGTCCGAGAGCTGCTTCGCTCGGTGAAGTTCGTGGACGGAATGACCGGAGAAGGATGGAAGCTGTGGATGGACGCACTGACAGGACTGAGCAACTTGACGATTGACAAGGTGACTATCCGGCAGACACTGGTAGCACTTGAAATGCTTATACAGAAAGTGCGCAGTATAGGTGGCCAGTTTGTCGTCAGTGCGGCCAGCGGTAAAATAAAGACTGTAGCGAAGGACGGAGACAACTATAAAATCACATTCGAGCAGGACAATGAGTTCGTGGCTAACGACCTAATGCGCTGCGCAGAGTTCACCGGCGCATCCCTGCGAGGATATTGGGTAGAAATCTCTTCGTCTGACGGGAATGGCATCACTATACCCGTCAGAGAGTTTGGTGGTGTGGAACCGAAGGAAGGAGACGAATGTGTATTGATGGGAAACACGCAGAACCGTCTACGCCAAAACCTGATTTCCATTGCGGCCACCGAAGACGGGCAGCCGCGGGTGGATGTTCTGGACGGTGTATGCGAAAAGAACTTCAACGGATGTCTACGTGTCCGTCTTGGCAATCTTGACGGAATCAGTGACAGCAGGTTCCCGGCAAACAACCAGCCCCACGGGAACGGCCTGTACGGTGATAATGTGTACTTGATGGGTACATTCGTCCTTACTACCGGCGAAGACATCCTGACACGGTTTGAAATAACAGAGGGTAAGATAGAAAGTGCCGTGGAGGGGCTTAGAAAGGACTTTACTGAAGATAGAAGTTATCTGGACAATGCCTCTTTCGGGGAAGGTATGAACAAGTGGGACACCGAAAACGAGGCTACCTTCTTCCTTTTAGGCAGCAAGTGGATATGGGCGAACGGCGCACCTTTGTCCGATAAGACCAATTATGCTTGTGTAAAGACCGATGGAGGGCGTACTACTGTATATATCAGGAACAAATATATCCTTCAGAAGCATGAGAACTTCCGGTTTATTCCTGACTACACAGATGTGAACGACGCAGGACAGAAGAAGCCGGAGGCTGTCTATCTGAGCTTCTTCTACCGAGTGGCAAAATCCGGACGGCTGACAATCAATTTCGAGGGATTGGACAAAACCGGGTTCGAGAACTTCAACGAGTTCTCCTACGATGGCGAACTGGGCGTGACGGACGGATATCAGATATTCAATAATTCCGGACTATGGAATGGAACGGGCGACTTCAAGCTGTCTTTTACCGGTGAGATATACCTGTACATGCTGGTGTTGAGTACCGACCGTGCGGAAGCCTTGGCATATAAGTACAAGACGCTGTTTGAACAGTCTGAGAAGCTGGTGAAGATAGCAGCCGCCAACTTTGACAAGGACGGCAATGTCATCGAGTCATCGAGCATTGTAACAACAGCAAAGTACAACAAACTGATGTCGCAGTATTTTGATGAAAACGGTCAATTAAAGAATATGGCCGGCCTTGTTACATCCTCTGATTTCTCCGGAGCCATTGATGCAATTAATGAAAATTTCGGGAATTATGTAAAGGTGACAAGTTTTGCCGGACTTTTCGCACAGGAAGTAAAGAATGACAGTAATATAGTAAAACAAGCAGACATTTCTGTCTTCATTACAGAAAATGAGGCCGGTGAATTGATTTCAAAAGCACAAATACGCGCCGACCAGATAGACCTAAAAGGTGCTGTAACCTTCGAGTCCTTCAATTCCTCGTTGAAAGATACCATTAATGGGAAAGCTGACTCTTCCAGTCTTGGGACTTTGGCCTATAAAAACAATATAGCAAAGGATTTGCTTAATGCTGATTTGAGCAATTTGATAGATGGAAAAATGAATTCATCGGACGCTGGCAAATTGGCTTATGTGGATTCCGTAGAGGCCGCACAACTTGGAAGCACAATCATTGTAGGAGGATATCTGAATACTGATTATATCAAAGTAAATAGAATAGACGCTCAAGGAGCGCGTGTTGGAGGATTTACAATAGATAGCGGGCGCCTTCATTGGAAAGCAAACGATTACTTTGGCGGAGATTCCAGGTCACTGAAGTTAGGAGTCTCATCATCCAATACGGACGGAGTAGTTGATATCTCATTCGACGCATCTACAACAGGCCGATTTGGCGTAAAGACAGTTGGATCAAATTCTGGAGGAGCTGCGATATACGCGTCAACGGGTATATTGACATATCCAGGAAGCGATATGACATACGCCGGATTTTTCGTAGGTCCAACAAGTGTGAGAGGAGAACTGGATAGTGAATATTGTGCCTCCAAAGGATTCAGGTACATAACCCAACGAAATTCGAACGGAACTTTTACCTATTACAACGGTGTGGATTGGGGGGACGGCGCGTCTCAGAATCCGGACTTGGACAAGATACGACTCATTGTAAGAGGAGGAATCATTGTCGGATATACAGGAGAATAACTTTAAAGAATGAAAAATATGAAAGTGGATTTTAACAGAAAGTTCAAAAATTATGATGGAGTCGAGCTTGCCGGACAAAATATCGCATCCGCCGTAGCGGAGGCCCTGTTCAATTACGGGAAGGATAAGCCGGTATCTCGCGAGGACAAGTTCAAGGCTTACGTCCTTTGCCAGCGTATTATCCAAAACGATGGGAATTTGGATATAACCACGGAGGAAGCCACACTTGTAAAGGATGTATGTGGCGAATGTCTGACAGCCGGAGGTTACGGACAGATTTATGAAATTATAGAAGGAGGAATATAATTATGGAAATAACGGAAATTCTGAAAAAGGGAGAAATGAAGTCAGGCTCCGCTACCGCGCGGTTCACTATAACTTACAACGATAACATACCCAATGAAATGCTTGGTTACGTTTATAATGGACTTGATATATGCGGGAGTTTCAATGCCCGTCCTGACGGCACTTTCGGCTTTTCATTGAAATCGGGGAATGGACTTCCGAAAGAGGATGTTTCCAATATAATGGGCCAACTGCTGGATGCTTTATACGATACATTAAACGGAAAGGAGGAATAATATGGCTTTATCCCAACAAGACATACAACAGGTTCTCAATGCGATAAAGGCAGAAAGCCAGGGTGTGGAGGAACTGGAAACAGTATCCTCATTGAACGGAGTGAATTCATTACCCGGTGTTAAAGGAAGCAGCTTGGTAAACGTACCGATGACGCTTCTTCAGAAACCGGCGACGGACGCGGCGGCCACGGCCAACACCGCAGCCCAGTCCGCAAACACCGCAGCCCAGTCCGCCAGCGCTGCAGCAGGAATGGCCACGGAAGCCAAGAATAAAGCCGACGCCGCAGCGTCTACAGCCAACGATGCGGCAGAAAAGGCCCAGCAGGCTGCCGCGCAATACGAGAATACGGCCAAAGCCGCCATGAACGGTGCTTCAGCACGATTCGCCGGCTTTGTGGACAGCGGCACCATATTGTCACAGACAACCGAGCAGACAGGTGGAAGCGTGGTATATGTAAACAGCCAAAAGCTGTTCGCCTACAGTGTGGGAGGAAAACTGTACAACAGCTGGTCCGTATCCGGCATTTTATCCCCTGACATGTTTCTGGACAATACACGCAGTGCAGTGTTGAAGGGCAAAACATATATCTGTGGTGACACACTGTACGTCTGGAGCGAGGAAGAGGGTGACTTGGTAAAGGCCAGTGGTGGAGGTTCTGGCAGCGGATTCTACAATGTTACACAGCTACACCCTCTCGGCTCCGGCTATTACACAAAGGATACCGCCGTGGCCGCTCTTGCCGATGCCGATATCGATGATGACAGCAAGCCCGGCATGGTGATAACCTTTGAAGCGTCAGCCGGAAAGTGGCTCGACTACCGTTTTGAAGGCACGGACATTTCGTCTTTCCTGACCCCGTCAGCCTGGAACCGTTACGGCGGCGGTGATGCAATCAAGAAAATACGTGTGACGAAAGGCACCACAAGTTCAGACCTTACGCCCAATGAACAGGGCGAGGTAAGCCTTGATATACCTGTTGTTGAAGTAGACCAAGCAGTTAACGAGAACTCCACAAATGCCGTAAGCGGAAAGGCTGTAGCGGCAAAGATAAATGAGGAGAGCAAGAACTACGTCGCAGGTCTGCGACTGAATGAAATTGGCGAAGGTACGGATAAGGCTTATTCGTTTACAATGCTCGACAAGAACGGTGAAGAAATGGGTACTACAGATATGTTTACCGGCGGTGGCGGCGGAACCGTTGCCACGACAAAGGTCGTGCTGACACGTGTTACCCCGAACAAGACGGTGAAGTCCGGTGATGAGGTAAAACTGACCTACACATACGACCAGACAGACACAACGACAGGAGAAAGCACTGGAAACCCGGCAAAGGTGACCGTGACCGTCACACAAGGCGCGAACTCCAATACCATCACCGGAAACATTTCTGCCGGAAGTACCAATACGGTAGATGTCACGAAATATATGGGTGTCGGAACCAACACGGTGCGTGTACGTGTGGAAGTCGGCGAAGGCGCGGAAATGCAGGTCGCCCAGGTGACCTGGAGCATCAACGTGGTTCAGCTTACCCTGAGCAGTTCGTTCAGCATTTCCACTGCCGTTACACGCGGCCAGACGCTGTCCATACCATACGCCCTGAGCGGTGCAGGAACGAAAACCTTGCGCTGTTATGTGAACGGAACCGACACGGAAGACCGGAGCATCACCAGCTCAACGGCCAATGGTAGCTTCAGTATTTCGACAACCAATCTGACACATGGAACCCATACTGTACAGCTTGTGGTGGAACTGGAGCTGACAGACGGGAGTGTCATCAAGTCCAACAGCATCCTTTTTGCCGTAGGAATCCGTGAAGCGGGGAACAATACGCCTGTCGTGTCTGCAAGGTTCGACTATGCAGACGGTACGGTCATAGAAAAAGGGACAACTCCCTATATCCAAGCCAAGCAGTACGACAGCTATACGCTCCAATACGCAGCATACAATCCACGAGAGACCCCGACAAGGGCGGATGTCTATGTCGGTGACACGCTGGCATCATCCGCATCCGTTCCTTTCACGGTACAGAACCTGACGCTGCGGGCTTCTGAATACGGCGAACAGCAATGCCGTATCGTGGTTGGCGTGACAACCTATAATTTCCGCCTAATTGCCTCCAAGAGCGACCTGAACATCAGCGAGCCGACAGACGGAATGAAACTCAAGCTTACAGCCCAAGGACGGAGCAACAGTGACGTCAACCGTGAGGAATGGAGCTATAACGAAATTCAAACGGTGTTCGAAGGATTCAAGTGGGGCGGTGACGGATGGACCGGCGATACCCTTCGTCTGACGGATACGGCAAGGGCCACCATCCGGCACAGGCCTCTGGAACAGCCTGAGCAGAACGTGACAAACGCGATGGCTTTCATTGTGAAATACAAGGTCAGTGAGGTCGTTAATGAGGATGCTGAAGTCATCAAGTGTGTGGATAAGTCGGGTACCGGTTTTGTGATCACTGCGCAGGAGGCAAGGATGACCACAAAGGGAAACAGCACGCTTTCAATGAAGATGGCGGCAGGTGAAGTCTATGAGGTGGCTTTCGTGAGCTTTCCGAAGAGTACAGACGGTTCATCCGAATATGAAAAGCAGAACACGGAGATGGTGTACCTGTACATCAACGGTATCATGTCCGGTTCCGTTCAGAGAGCCACATCCGACAGCATATACCAGTCGAGCCCGGAATACATAGAACTTGGTTCAGACGGTGCAACGACAGATGTCTATCTTGTGCGTGCATACGATACTTACCTTAGTGACTCGCAGGTCTTGGAAACTTATATGATAGACCAGGACAGCGCAGACGATATGCTGGACCTCTACGAGAGCAATGACGTGATAGACGAGAATGGTAACGTGACGGTAGACAGCGTGCCGGACGGCATGAGATATATCATCGTTACCGGCCGTGAGGACAACGGAGTACCGACAGTGCTCCAGGCGGCGGTCAACAATGACAAGGACCCGAAGTATGACGTGACCGAAATGCTTTGTGTCGTGAAGGGCAAACAAGATTTGAATTTCCGTTGCGTGGGAGGCTGTATCCGTCTGCAGGGGACCTCATCCCTCGCCTATCCGATAAAGAACTACCGTATTTATTTCAAGAATGCGTCCAAGGTGGCCGGTGACCTGTATCTGGGCTGTGACGAGCAGGGCGTGGGAGGCACATTGCAGGAAACGGCAAAATACTCCTTCCGTCCTGCGTCTGGAACGCAGAAACAAGCGGCACCGGTTGACTGTTTCTGCCTGAAGGCCGACTTCGCCGAATCCTCATCATCCCATAACACAGGTATGGCCAAGTTGGTACAGAACGTCCTTACAGCTGCCGGTGAGCTTACCCCGGCGCAGGCCCATTGTTCAGAAGAATATGAATATGATGTCCGTACGACAATAGACGGTGAACCATGTTACCTGTTCTACCGAGGTACCCTGGACGAAACTCCCCAGTTTCTTGGCAAGTTCAATTTCAATAACGACAAGTCCACAGAAGCCGTGTTTGGCTTTTGCGACATACCCGGATATCACGACCAGGCATGGGTGACCGAGAAGTTTGGCGGCGTCAATCCTACCGAGTGTTGGGAGTTTCTGAACAATGACTACCCGATGGGCATGTTCCTTGACGACGACTTTGACACGAAGGGCGAGGACGGAACGCCGAACTGGCTCAAGGTATTTGAGGCACGCTTCCCGGACGATGACGACATCAACGCGGAGTACGAGGCGGGAACCCGGAAGCCGAAATACCTTGAACCACTTGTGAAATGGGTAAAGAGCACACAGAATAACGGTGCGAAGTTCAAGGCGGAGCTGGCCAACTGGTTTGATGTCGATTACCTGTGCGATTATTACATGTTTACGGACATAATGGGATGCGTTGACCAGCGAGTGAAGAACATGATGATGGCCTTCTGGTATGACCCGGACAAGGACAAGACACTGGCCTACATGATATTTTACGACTGCGATACCATCCTCGGTGTGCGCAACGACGGCCGTCTGAAATATTCCTGGGATGTGGATGAGAACACGACCGATCCGGAGCTTTCAACGGAAGACAAGACCGTGTACGCCTATGCCGGACATGACAGCGTCCTCTGGAAGAACCTGCGTGAGCAGTTCCCGGACGAACTCGCGGCGGCCTATAAACGAATCAGGGAGCGTATGAGCAACAGTACCATTTTCGCCATGTTCGACGACGAGCAGAGCGCGAAGTTCTGCGAACGCATATATAACCTCGATGCATTGAACAAGTATGTGGAGCCAAAGACCATAGGAGTTGAGGTCAACCAGGACGGAACGGTGAACAACGTGAAATATTCCTACCTGGAAGCCATGCAGGGAAGCAGACAGTCACACCGCCACTGGTGGGTAAGCAACCGTATGGGGCTTTTTGACGCGAGATACAGTGCCGGACAATATACGGCCACCGATATTTCTTTCAAAGGAAACAGCGCGGCCGGTGCGACCGTCAAGGCCACTCCTGCACGTGACTTCTACTTCGAGTTCAGGCGCGAAAGTGACACCATGACGCATGATGCCGTCAAGAAGGACCAGCAATGGAGCTATACCTACGGGCAGACGGCCAACATCGGAACCATCTTCCATTTATACGGAGGTGAATGGATGAAGAAACTGGACCTTTCCGCATGGGGTGGCTTTACCGACATGAGCCTTCCGACACTTCCGGTTCTTGAGGAGCTTATCCTTGGCAGCAGCGCAAATACATACGCTCTGACAGAGCTGGTTCTTGGTACGAAGATACCGATGCTGCGCAAGCTGGAGGTGGTCAACTACACCAACCTTCCGAGCCTTGACCTGTCTGGATGCAACCGTCTGGAAGAAGTGAACGCGTCCGGATGCACAAAACTGGCAACAATTACATTTGCCGAAGGTGCCGTCCTCAACAAGCTGCGTATCCCGGCCAATTTCCAGACATTGATTCTGCGCTCTATGCAGTATCTGAAATGGAATTCCATCACCTTTGAGGGGAAGTCCAACCTTATCGGACTTTGGATTGAGAACTGTGCGCTTATCAACGGTCTTTCCGCCTTCAAGGAACTGTTTGCCTTGGGGGGAGCACTGAAATACGTCCGTATTACAGGTATAGAGCTTGAAGGTGACGGAAGTGACCTCAAGCAATGGTATGATGCCGGCCTCGGCGGTATCGATGCAAGCGGAAATACCACGAACTCACGATGCAAGCTTGTGGGCACATACCGCCTGACGAAGTATCTGGACGAGGATACCATAAGCAAGTACGCTGAGCGTTTCGATGAGCTGAACATCCGCCAGCCGGAATATACGATGATAGAGTTCGATGATGACGTTGCCGATGATGCGAATATCAGCAACCTCGACAATGAGACTGGGTACAAATACGGTAACACTTATGTGCCGAGCGGTCATATCACGTCCATATTGGGCCAGCGTCACCGTGTCCTGGCCAAGGTCACCAAAGTTCCGACTTCCAGACAGGTGAACATAGCAAATACAGATACCGCAGTGAACAATACTGACGGCGAGATGACCTATTATCCTCTGGATGACATGGACAGCAACAAGTATTCGGACGGAACACCGGCAAAGCTGGACGGAACCGAAGGCGACTGGATGATGTACGAGCCGTTCTTCTGGAGTAAGGGTATCAATGACTACCTGAGAGGAAAGCATTACAGCTGTTACAGCTCCAACGGACCGGAGGACATGCCGGAACGTCCGGCCGTGGATGTACTGACTCTTGACGATATCAAGTCAAGCGGAGGATTGCAGTCCGGCCGTAAGATTATGACAGGAAAAGACACGCTGGAGAATTCGTACAGCACCGACAGTACCTATTCCGTCTGCAAGGTGGCCGTTTCTGGTTACAAGCGTGTCCGTTTCCCAAGCGTACCCGGAAGCAACCTTGTCGGCTCGCTGTTCGTCGGTGCTGACAGTTCCATTGTCAGTTCGGTTATCGTTCCGACATTATCATGCAAGTTCGAGGCCGGTATGTATCTTGTTTGCGATGTGCCGGAAGGAGCCGCCTTCCTGTATTTCTCAATCCTGAATACGGCAGAATTCGATTGTGTGGTGCTTAGCAACAGTGACAAGATTGAGGACATGGAACCGGACTGGGTTGCCAATGACGAGCATCTATGCGCCGTTGTCGGAAGCAGTATAGTCGGAACAAAACTCCGGGCCTGCATTACGAGCGGAAATACAGCGTCTAATATGAATTGGACAGATTTCCATTATTACAGCCAGCAAAGGGGCATGCAGCAGATAGATGCCTTGATGCATTTCCGTATTGCAAACTTATTTTACGCAAAATATGGTCGCCGGGACAGCCAAGACCAATGTGGTGGAGGACAGCATACGAACAACCGCGCAACCGGAGGAACGGCCTCTTATGGAATGACAGATACTATCGGATATGAAGACGCGAGTAAAATAAACCCCAAAGTGACAAATTCTGTCATAGACGGAGTGGTCCACCAATATGCTTGGTATAAGACTGTTGACGAATATGGGGCACCTTCTGTCATACAGGTAAACAATATATGTTGCCTTGGATATGAGGATATCTATGGCCATAAATATGACATGATGGACGGTGTTGACTTGCCGAACGACAGCGGGAACAGTGGGAAATGGAGGATTTGGCTTCCGAACGGTGAAAAAATATTCATAAAAGGCATGACGAACAGCAATTTTTGGATTACAGCCGTGGCACATGGGAAATATATGGCTGTCATACCGGTAGGAAGCGTAAACGGATCGTCATCGACAGACTACTGTGATATGTATTATATAAATACAGGAAGTGTCCGTGTGGTCTATCGCGGGTACAACAATGCGAACGCGAATGGCGGTGTGTCGAAT